TCCGTCAAGCCATGCTTGGCCATCAGACGGACCGCCATCTTGCGGGCTTGTTCAGCCTCTTTCGGCGTGCGGCCGTCGTCTGCGAGAAGCGCCGCGATTGATGCCCGGGCCTTCTCGAGCTCAGGGGAGTTATTGGTCGTCATGGTTTTGTTCCTTTCTCGCTTAGTAGTGCCCGATCCGGTGATACTGGAAGTCGACCTGATGATCCACTTCCGACTGGGCTGCTTCTTCCATGGACCGGAGCTCGGCCGCAGCTTCCGCGTTGAGGTAAGCGGTCAGCTCGTCCAGCGAAAGGCCCCGGTAGATGCCCCAGATCACGGACTTGATCTGATCGCGGGTCACGTCGTGCTCCACCCAGGGATGAACCGCTTCGACCAATTGATCGATGGTGGGCGTGGCGATGGTGTTGCCGGTCATTTGGAAAGCTCCTCTTCCTTGTAGAAATCATACCCGTAGTGATCGCCGTTCCGCAGGCGCTTGCCGAAGTCCTTGCGGGCGCGGATGATCCGCCAGGCCTCTTTCAGGGACTTCGCCTTGACCTTCACGTCGGCGACGTGAGATTGGCCCCACCAACCGCGCTGCATGCGCATGAAGGTGAACAGACGGAGATGCGAGTTGCCGCCGTGGACGGTCTTGATGGTTTCGACGGGCATCTGGCTCACCGGTTCCGCTGCTTGTGGTCTTCGATGGCCTGGAGGCGACGCTCCAGTTCCACGTCGATCTTCATCATGGCCACGTTTAGGTGGTTCCACGTCGTCTGGTTGTGGACACCGTTGTAGCCGGGGACGTTGACGCCAATATAGACGCCGCCGTTTGCGGAGGTATCATCTCGGTCCCAGGCAGTTTCGTTCTGCAGGACGTCCCGGATGGCCTTGAGTTCCTCGCTGGTCAGGGAGATGTCGTTGTGCGAGCGGAGTTTCATGGTGCTGTGGCCTTTCGCTTGATTGCGGTTGTCTGTGTTAGTATGAATAGAATATCGTGTCATGACGTTGGAGTATACCAGTCTAGTTGTGAGTGTTGTCTCTACTGGGAAGCTCGAGCGCCGACCAAATGCACCTGGCTTTTAATGCCGGGGTAGGTGGATTGGGTAGAGGCTCGGAGGCGGTGATGTTGGGCTGGACTGGTTGCTCCTGTCTTCCCGGTAACGCGACCGCGCCCGATCAGGCGGACCGCCTTCTATAGCTGGTCGCGGTCGTGGGTGGTAGGCTCTTCATGGGGCCAAAGTCTCACCTTACAGCAGCTCGACTTTGTTAGCTTTTTGTTCGAAGTCAAAAATAATGCAGCAAAAACATGCCCTTAGCTCGATTTTGACTTTGACTTTGCACGGTCGAAGCTTCATGATGCGAGCGTGCATGGGTGTGCGTGCGTGCATGTGTATATGTATATGAAATAACAAAAACACAAAGTCAAAGTCAAAACGAGCCACAAGGCTTTGATTTTGCTCGATTTTTCGCTCGACTTTGTGTTCGTGCTGGCAAAGTCGAAAGTCGACACAAGGTCAAAACGACCCGTAAGGCTTTGATTTTGCTCGGTTTTTCGAAGTGCCTCCTAGCGAGTTGCTGTCTGGCCCTGGATAAGCCCGGGGCCAGGAATTCTTTGGTCGCTGATCCCTTCAGTCGCGAAGGATCAGCGGAGACACAGGCGTGGAGTAACCCACGATGGGTGTCTCACGACAGGTTTGCGCCGGAAAGAAGGTCAGGCGTAACCCGTTAGAGGCGATGATGAGGATAAAGAGCCCCACGACAGTCAGAAGTGCAATGCGCATGCTCGACCTTTTGTTTCCACAATCCCCCGGGCGATCCGGTTGCGTCTGTGCGCTCTCGGCGATCGCTCGGGCTCATGTGTATTCTAGGTCACTTCGGACCGCTCAGATACCGCTTTTGGACGCCGATGACGAACAGCGGATGGGGATTGTGGTGCTCGGCGGTGCCTTCATGGAAGGTGTAGGTCCAGACCTGCGCGATGGCGTTGTTCTGTTCCACGCCCCAGGCTTCGGAGGTGAGCTCTTGGTGGACATTGCCGCGATGGTAGCGGGCCACCATCTCTTCGTCGTCAAAGCCCGTGGTGTCGTCCTCGTCATTGACTTCCTGCAGGGCCAGGTCCAGCACAGCCTCGAAGACGTCGGTGGAGAAGTCGAGGGACACTGCAGCGACGTTGGGCCAGATGAGCTCGTCAATGGACGAATAGGCTCCGTCGTCATTCACCGCGTCCAGAAGACCGGCGGTGCCATACATGTAGAGGTAGGCGAATTGATGGGGCATTGTCTGTCACTCCTTTGGTTGGACATGCATCTATCATACGCTGAAGAATAGACTTCGCGAACGCTATTCTTGAGGGTGTGGTAGCTATTGTGGCTGGGTGCAATTCCCTCTAAGTTAGAGCGCTCCCAGCCCTTTATTTCCAGCACTGGCGCCGGCGTTTCGGCTTCACTGGAACCAGCGCCAAGCCCATTCCAGCAACCAGCTGTAGTGCCAGCCAGTCAACACCAGCACAACCAGTGTCAGTGGCCAGCCCTCCCAAAAGCTGATGGGCTGGTCCGGGTCCGTGCCATCGTGCGCCTTCATCTTCCAGCGGTCGCCCATGTCATTCTTCCTCCCAAGCGGTCTTCGGTGCGTAGGGGCTTTCGTCGTAGGGTGCCGCATGACTGGCAGCGATCCAGACAACCGGCGGGTGATCTTCCAGCATCGCCTGTGCGGCAGCAAAGCCGTCAGCCTCTTCATCCCCGGCGGTCACCAGTTCGCGGGCCATCTCCAGTTCTTCCTCGTCCGGTGCGTCGTCACCATTGCAGGTGCGCACGTTGGCGATGGAAGACCGCAGAGGCCAGCTCGGTTGGCAGGCAATCCGGACCTGAAGGTCCTGGCCCTCGTGGGCTTCCTGGATCGCGGTCAGTTGGTCGATGAGCTCGGAGAGGGTCATTCGGCTGCTCCATTGGTTTCGCACCACAGCTGGGCGTCGGGGTTGCTGAGGGACATCAGTTCCGCCACTTCCTCACAGTGGCTCGGGTTCTCGAAGGCCCAGAGGGCGTTCGCCTGCGTCTCCACGCACATGTCCGTCGGGCAAGGTGCCCAGAACAGAACCCAGATGGCAATCGTTTTCATGGTGGGGGTATCTCCTTGTTTGATCCAACCATCGAAATAGCCCGGGGCTACTCGGAGGGTTGGACCGGCGGACTTGCCGCCAGTCCAGTGTGGTCAGGCCGTCGGATCAGCCTCCGCTTCGGCGGCAGGCCGTTCGATCTTCTTGCGCGGGCGGATGGGCATCTTGACATTGGTGTCCTTGTTCAGGTGGGTCGCATACCAGCGGAGGCACTTGACCGTGGTGTTGGCGTCGGGGAACTGCTCGAGCACTTTCTCGAGGATGTGATCGTAGGAGAAGCCCACGGCCCGGCCGTCGTTGTCGGTGAAGTCGGTGGCCATCAGCAGGTCAACCGACACCGACTTGATCGTGACGGTGCCACGGCCCTTCTTGATGGCTTCCTTGACCTTCTCGATCAGCAGGTCTTTCTTGCCTTTCCAGCTGGTCAGCTGTTCGGCACCGGGCTGCTGGTTGTGCAGGGCCACGAGGTCTTTGACGGTCATTTTGCTCAGGTTGGACATGGTGTAGTTTCCTTTCAGGGTTGGTGCCATGTGACGGACAGTAGGTTCGTCGTCGGCATGAATAGATGTTACGCTGATCGACTGGCCCATGTAAACACAAAAACGACGGGCTAGTCAAGTTTTCTTCAGGGCATCTTCGCGAGGTGATCGCGGAGCATCAGTATCTCGTCGAGGGTTTCAACCGAGTAGGGTGCTTCGGCGAGGTCCTCGTCAGCAAACTCCCCGTCGTGGAAGTCAAGAAGGGTGCTGATCAGGTTGGACTGGCGTTCGGTCAACGGGATGGTAGCCACGTTGCCATTGGCCAGCTTCTTGGTCAGGGTGAAAAGAACACGGTCAGACATGGGTCAGATACTCCAGAATGGCCGACCAGTCATCGGTCGGGTCAACAAGGGTGAGGTCGCTCAGTTGATCGCCGTCCATCGCGGTGACCATGAAACGGCCATCCGTGGGGAACTCGCGGTCATTCGGATCAGGGTAGTCAATCCAGACCCGAACGGGCTTGCCCGGAACCTCGAAAGACGGGCAGCAGTCATTCACCCACGAGGTGTCCACCCAGTCAGGTGGAATGGTGGGCAGAGTGGATTGGTCGAAGCCCGAGTGATGCTCCGCCATGCGAGGGAAGAGGGTCATTCTTGCACCTCATATTCTTGGATGTCCACCGAAAAAGTGTCACCCAGCCCATGATGTTTGTCCCGCTCGATAAGACGGGCAACTTCTTCTTTGGCTTTGGCCAAGGCGCGATGGTAGGTGGCCCAGACGGATTTGTGCTCCAGTTGCTGGAAATTCGCTTGGTCCTCGATGGTAAGGATAAAGACGGACATGATTGTTCTCCTCAAAGGGCAACGGTGCCCTGTCAAGACAGGCTATCACAGTCTGCCTTGAAAGGGCACCCCTTTCGGGGTGCCAGTCTGCAAGGAAGGAAGGATCAGATGAGGGAGGGTTGGAATTCCGCAGCCTCAAGGATGGGCAGCATGGACAGTTGGCCATCATCGATGGGCTCTTCCACAGTGGGTTCAGTGGAAGTGACACGGGGCAACTTGCCCGCCTTGCGGAAGTCACGGGCCAAAGAGGCCACAGACTTGTGGGTGGTCTGCGCATCGGGAAAGGCCTTGCGGACCTCGATGGCAATCTCCTTGTAAGGCATGTTGCCCTTCATGAGGAGGGAGAGGACACAGGCGCTTATGGTGGTAGTGGACATGGTTGGCTCCTTTGTTGCCCCAAGGGGCTTTGGACATGGATTTGAAAGATAAGGGCCTACGAGATATTAGCCCATGATATAGGCTTTATAGTCCGCGAGGCGTTGGGCCCAATGACGCAGCTCCGCGATATTCCCCTCTTCGAGATAGAGGGACATGGAGAAAGAGATATTCTCCAATTCCAATTCAAGACATTCCCTTATGGAGATGTCAATCCCTTCAGACGTGAGGTCGTAAATCCCCAAGAGGGATTTCTCATATTCGTTCTTCGTCATGATCGTCTGTCCTTTTGTCTTGACGTCCTGTCGTTCGTCTCATGAATTCAATATAGGACGTTTGATTGGGAATGTACAATGACATTTCGTTACGAGGCTTGAAATATTTCGTCATATTCCCGATCTATTTTGTCGGGTAGGGGTATGGCACGCGACAAATATGTCGCATGCCCTGCCTGCGCTCCACATGCACAACAATGAGAGGTCCAAAGTTCCGTTACTGGGACCCACCAGTGGCGGGGCCCCGGCCTAGTATCTGGAGCCCTCACCTTCCATCCACTCTGCAGAAAAATTATAGAAAAATTGGAAAATCGAAAAGCTGGCTTACAGCGCTCACAGTCTTAGGGCATCATTGCTCTAACTCCCATACAGCTTTGCAGGATTTACGCCCATGGCCATGCACCGCCCGTCAAGCAACGCAGGCAAACCGCCTCACAACCAGAAGCGCTCCAAAGAAGTCCTGGAGCAGTTTGTCGCGGAACTGGCGGACTGCGGGAATATCACAGAGGCAGCGCGTCGGACTGGCACGGGGATCACACCCTGGCTGGCGTATTACTGGAAGCGCCGGTCCGAGGATGGGTATCCGGGATACACCATCGACATGGGCGGGGAAGACGACGATGGCAATCCTTTGGTCGCCGAGTTCCATGAAGCCTGGGAAGCAGCCATTGAGCTGAGTGCTGACCGGCTGGAAGACGAGGCGGATCGTCGTGGTGTGCGGGGATATGAAGAGCCGGTCATCCACAAGGGCATTCAGGCCTTTGTGCGGGACCCGAAAACTGGCGAACTGGAACTGGACGCCAACCTTCAGCCCATCCCGCTCACGATCCGCCGCTACAGTGACCGGATGCTTGAGCTCCTGCTGAAGGCCCGTCGCCCCGACAAGTTCCGGGAGAACGTCAAGATTGAAGCGGAAGTCAGTGGTGGCGTTCTGGCCATCACCGGCGCCGTCATGACTGCAGATGATTGGTCGGCTCGGTTCGCAAACAATGAGGACGGCAAGACCATCGACGGCACCGCCACGGCGGTTGAACCCGAGAAGACTGCTCCGACCACGAGTGTCCGGCAGAAGCTCGAGCGTGCCCAGATGCAGAAGGCCTTGCGCCAGACGCCCGAGGAGGAAGCAGAGCTTGCCGATGCCCTGCTCCGCAGCAATCCCAAGCCGCATACGCTGCGTGGGGCCGGCATCGCCTGGAAGGATAGCCCGCTGAACCCGGAAAACCACGGGCCGGCAACTCCGGATCAGTATGACGAGCTGGACCCACTGGCATGAGCAACTATCACCTCACATGGCGGAGCGGCTATCATCGCCATCCGGGCTGGGCTGTGAGGCGCAGCGGGGCCAATAAAGCCGCTCGCGTTGGCCTGACCTACCGCCAAGCCCTTCGCTTGGCCCACAAATGGGCTAACATCATTTATGTCCACAGTCCGAAGACCGGCTGGATCAAGAAGAGGATTGTGGTCAATGCGTGACCCTCAAGTTGACGACCGGATCAACTCCTATCTGAAGACCACGGTGGCCAAGGACCTGTTCATGCTCGTCATGGGCCAGCACCTTGGCTCCGGCGCGGCTCGGACAGTGGTGCGGAATGACCTGAACAGCCATCAGGTCTTCAAGTTTGAGACCGAGGGCACTTTTTTCCAGAACGTGATGGAGTGGAAAGTCTGGCAGAGCGTCCAGGGCACCAAATGGGAACCCTGGTTTGCTCCCTGCGTGGCAATCTCGCCCAACGGCATCGTGCTTGTTCAGCAATATGCCCGTCCGGCGCGTCGCGAGGAGCTGCCCGAGAAGGTTCCGAGCTTTTTCACGGACATGAAGATCAGCAACTGGGGCATTTACGAGGGCCGACCTGTCGCCGTCGACTATGGCGTGAACCTTCTGCTTGACCGCGGGCTCACGAATGCCATGAAAGCGGCCGAATGGTATGATGAAGGAGCTACCAGCAATGGCAGTTAACTTCACTGCGGCAAGCGCACAGGCTGGAGCGGCTCGGGTCGAGTGGCGGGACACTGCGGAAGGGTTCCGCCCTTACGTTGTGAAGAACAACGGGCGGGCCGAGGAGTGTGTCTGGGCCCCTCAGCCCGGAAGCCAAGAGGCCTTCCTGAGTTGTCCAGTGGTCGAAGCGCTCTACGAAGGGACGCGAGGCCCCGGCAAGACTGACGCTCTCATCATGGACTTCTGTCAGGAGGTCGGCAAAGGATGGGGCGTTGAATGGAAGGGCATCATCTTCCGGAAAGCCTATCCCGACTTGCAGGACATCATCGAGAAATCCAAGAAATGGATCCCTCGTATCTGGCCCCGTGCGGAGTATAACGAGACCAAGTCTTTCTGGCAGTGGCCCACCGGTGAGAAGCTCTACTTCCGCCAGTTCTCCAAGCCGTCGGACTACTGGAAGTATCACGGCCACGCCTACCCGTGGATTGGCTGGGAAGAATTGACGACCTGGGCTGACGACAAGTGCTTCAAGTCCATGTTCTCCTGCCTTCGTTCGACGAAGGTGGGGATGCCCCGGCGTGTCCGCTCGACGACCAACCCTTATGGCGTCGGGCATAACTGGGTGAAGATGCGCTATCAGCTGCCCGTTCGGAAGGGCCAGATTATCGGGAAGCTTATCAAGGACAGCCGAGACAGCTCAGGCGAGCTCGAGCTCCCCCGGGTGGCTATCCACGGCTATCTGGACGAGAACAAAGTCCTGCTGCGCGCTGACCCTGACTACAAGAAGAATATCCGCACCGCTGCTCGGAACCCTGCAGAACTGGCAGCATGGATGGACGGGTCTTGGGACATCGTTGCTGGCGGCATGTTCGATGATGTCTGGTATGCAGGCAAGGATCATATTCTCCTTGAGCCCTTCAAAATCCCGACTTCGTGGAAGATTGACCGAAGCTTTGACTGGGGCTCTTCTGCTCCGTTCAGCGTCGGCTGGTGGGCTGAGAGCGATGGCACGGATTACGTGGACGCCTTTGGCCATCGGCGGTCCACTGTTCGTGGCGACTTGTTCCGGATCGCAGAGTGGTATGGCTGGACGGGAAAACCAAACGAGGGTTCACGGCTGCTTGCAACCGAAATCTCTCGTGGTATAGTCGAACGTGAGCTTGAGTGGGGTTACCGCAACTCGGAGAACAGGCGTTGGTGCCGCGTTCGAACGGGCCCTGCGGATACTGCCATCTTTGACGACGAACTGGGACGGAACAAACAAGACCCGTCCGCCAAAAGCAAGGCCACTGATATGGCCCAGCCGGTGCGGATTGGTGGGTTGCTCTATTCCGGGATTAACTGGGTTCCGGCAGACAAGTCTCCCGGCTCTCGGAAGCAAGGCTGGGAACAGCTGAGGAAATTGATGAGGAATGCCGTCCCGCCAAAGGAGGGCATTCGCGAGCAGCCGGCGTTGTTTGTGTTCAGCACTTGCGACCAGTTTGTCCGGACCATTCCGGGCTTGCCACGGGACGAGGACGACATGGACGACGTGGACAGCAAGTCGGAAGACCACATCGGGGACGAATGCCGGTATCGGGTTCGGGCTCGGAAACGCGAAGTGACTGGCGGCCGCACTACCGGCCTTTACTAAGGAGACCAAAATGGGCGTCGACGCCAAGCACCCCGAGTATGCCGAGTATCTGGAAGACTGGACCCAGATGGCCGACACCTTCGACGGGCAACGCAAAGTCAAGGAAGGGCGAACGCTCTACCTCCCTGCCACGTCCGGCATGGTGGCAGATGGCATGGAAAACGCCAATGCTCCGGGATACAAGGCCTATGAAGCCTATCTCAAGCGGGCGGTGTTCCATGACTTTGTGAAGGACGCGATCACCATGATGGTGAACGTGATGCACCGGAAGCCACCGACCATCACCCTGCCCGCCCGCATGGAGCCCCTCCGCGACAAGATCACCGCGGAGGGCCACTCGCTTGAGGCCCTGCTGCGGACCATCAACTTCCATCAGCTGCGGGACTCCAGGTTCGGCCTGTTGGTCGACGTGCCTTCCGGCCAAGGCCCCGGGGCTCTGCCCTATATTGCCACCTACGAGGCCAAGACCATCATCAACTGGGACATGGGCAAGCGCGAGGTTACCCACCAAGCGCTGCAGATGCTTGTGCTGGACGAGAGCGAGAATGAAATCTCCGGCGACTTCAACTGGGTGAAGCAGGACAAGTATCGCGTGCTGCTGGCGCCCACGAGTGACAAGGTGACCCTGCTTGGTTCCACCGCGATCACTGGTGCAGGCTTTGTTTCGATTGCCATCCGTGGCAAAGATGGCCCGCTCGCTGGTGGTCAGGCCGTCCGTCCTTCGATCGCCGGCCGTGAACTGCCCTACATTCCATTCACCTTCATCAACGGCGGGGACCTTGAGTCCTCGCCGGAAGCGCCCGTGCTGATTGGCCTCAGCAACCTTGCTCTGGCCATCTACCGTGGCGAGGCTGACTATCGGCAAACCCTGTTCATGCAAGGGCAAGAGACCCTCGTCGTGATCGGGGCGGCCATCGACGGTGACGATGAAAGCCTGCGCGTGGGCGCCGGGGCCAAGCTTGAGCTGGCCATGGGCGGCGATGCCAAGTATATTGGCGTCAAGGCCGACGGGCTTGCTGAGCAACGGCAAGCTCTGGAGAACGACAAGGAACAGGCAGCCGAGCGTGGTGCACGCCTGCTGGACTTCGGTGACACTGCCCGGCAGTCTGGTGATGCCCTGCGTATCCGTGTGGCTGCTCGGACCACCAACCTGACCACACTGGCCAAGACCGGCGCGGCTGGGCTTCAGCAAGCCCTTCGCCACATTGCCGAGTTCATTGGTGAAGACCCCAAGAAGGTTCTTGTCGAACCCAACCTGGACTTCACCGACGACAGCTTCACGGGCCAGGACGTTCTGGAGTTCATGCAGGCCAAGGCCATGGGTGCGCCGCTGTCGCTCAAGTCCATCCACAATGTCTTCCGCAAGAAGGACCTCACCCAAAAGACCTTCGAAGACGAGATGGACGAAATCGACGGCGAAAAGCCCCTCACCCTCGGCACCATGCTCGACCCCACCAAAGAGAAGCCGCAGGACCAAGGCCAAAACATGGACCCGCGGCAGAAGACCCAACAACAGACCCCGGGCAGCACCGGCAAAACGGACAACTGATCTATGGACAAGTTCCTTGATTGGCTGATCCAGCACCAAGTTCGGCTCCTGCAAGTGGCAGTCTTTGTCCAAGCAGAAGCACAAAAGGAGCTGGATCAGACTGAAGAAGAGGTCGGAGCATTGGCAGCGGCACTAGCCGCTGCCATTCTGGCTCGTGGTGGAACCATCCGCCCGGACGACTTCTTGGGACGCCGGATCATCGACCAGCATATCCAAGCCATCGCAACGGTTCGCAACCTTGGGTTCCGTCGTGCCTTTGAGACTACCCAGTCTCAGCTGGAACTCCTGCTCGACTACGAGCCTCAATTCCTTGCGGCCGCGGCTCAGCCCATCCGCACCTTGACGCTTCCTCCCTCGTTGAGCTCTCTGGCCTCCTCGACCACTGTCATGGGCAACACCCTGGATGACTGGCGTTCACGCCTGGAGGCCAATGACCTCAACCGGGTGGTGCAAAATATGCGGGTCGGTGCAGGTCTCGGCGAGAGTGCCGAGGCTATGCGCCTGCGGCTTCTGGGCCATGCTGCTTTCGGAGGCACCGATGGCGCGTTTCAGGCAGCTAGGAACGAGCTTGACAGCTTGGTGCGCTCGGCCCTGACGTCCTTTGCTGACTTGGCCCGCATGCGCACCATGATGGAGAACGCCGAGGTCAAGTGGGAAAAGTATGTGGCGGTCTTGGACAGCCGCACCACTGACACTTGTCGAGGGCTGAATGGCCGAGTGTTCCGCAAAACAGAAGGCCCGCGCCCGCCTCTGCACTTCAATTGCCGATCGATCCGTGTTCCATTGGTCGACGGCGGCTCGGCCCTTACTGTTCCGGGCTACCCCAAATGGCTCCGTCGTCAGGACTCCGTCTTCCAGGACGAAGTGCTTGGCAAGAAAGATGGGGCAGCTTTCCGTGATGGAAACAAGGAAGTAACCCGCTTCACCGAACGTCGGTGGCGGGGCACGTCAATTCAAGGGCTCGCTGCTCGTGAGGGGCGCGTGTTCGAGAATGCTGGTATGGCAATCCCGTATCAGTGAAACTAGGCCAATGGTGGCCGGGGCGTATGATCGCCTTTAAGAGGAGAAGACCATGAAACTGAAGCTTGTGTATGGGACGCAGGAAGACATTCCGAACGGGTATGAAGCCCTCTACACCGAGAAGGATGGCAAGTGGCATCTGACCGGTGTCGAAGGCATGAAGACCTCGGAAGACATTTCCCGTCTGACCGAAAGCCTCCGCAAGGAGCGTGAAGACCACAAGAAGGTCAAGGACGTGCTGGCCAAGCTCGGCGGTCCCGACCTCGACGCCGACGCCCTGGTGGAAAAGCTGGATGAATACGAGGAGCTGAAGCTTCGCGTGGAAAGCGGCGAGGGCGGCAAGATCGATGACAAGAAGGTCGAAGAACTGGTCGAACAGCGTGTCCAGCGTCGCCTGGCTCCGGTCGAGCGGGAACGCGATCGCCTGAAGACCCGCAACACCGAGCTGGAAACCGAGAACGGCACGCTGAAGGGCACGATCACGCGGGGCACCGTTGAGAGCGAGCTCCGCCGGCATGCCACGGAAGGCAAGGTCGTGACCTCGGCGCTGGATGACATTCTGGACATCGGGGCCAACATCTTCGAGGTTGCCGAGGACGGCGCCGTTGTGACCCGTCAGGGCCTGCGGAACGTGCCGGCGGGTGTCACGCCCGACGTCTGGCTGTCGGACATGAAGGAGAAGCGCCCGCACTGGTGGCCGGCGTCCCAGGGCGGTGGCGCTGGCGGCGGTTCGAAGGACGGTGGCACGACTTCCAACCCGTGGACGAAGGACAACTGGAGCATCGAAGCCCAGGCCCAACTCGTCCGCACGGACCCGGGCAAGGCCGATCGTATGGCCAAAGCCGCTGGCGTCCATGTCGGGGCCATGTCGCCGGCGTCGTAAACACTGGCTTACGGACTAGGCCATCACGTGTCATAGTCCATTATAGACAACTGGTGGCGCGGGCATGGGTTCGCGCCATCGGGGTCTGGGTGCTAAGGCGCCCTTACCCGGGCTAGCCATGGGGCTTGGCTCTGGTGCAGGTCCTCTCGAGGGCTTTCCCGTTTAGAGCCATGCTATTCACAGGAGGCTTACCCCATGGCCGTCACCAAAATCGCGGACGTCGTTGTTCCGCAAATCTTCACCCCCTACAAGCAGCAGATCACGGAACAGAAGTCGGCGCTGATCCAGTCCGGCGTTGTGGCCCGCGATCCCGCGCTTGACACCATGCTGGCCGGCGGCGGTTTGACCTTCAACACGCCGAGCTGGAAAGACCTGGACAACGACGAAGAGAACGCGTCGTCCGACGATGATGGCACCAGCTCGACCCCGAAGAAAATCGGGACCGCGACGGAAATCTCCGTTCGTCTGTCGCGCAACCAGTCCTGGAGCGCCATGGACCTGGCCTCGGCTCTCGCCGGCGCGAAGCCGATGGAAGCCATCGCCAACCGCGTGGGCTACTACTGGACCCGCCGTCTGCAGGCGAACTTCATCGCCACCATGCAGGGTGTCTTCGCCGACAACGCCGCCGCCCCGTCGGCCTCGGAACACGTGCAGAACGACCTGTCGAACGACATCTCGGGCGCCAGCTACTCGGCCGGTGTGACCGACTTCTCCGCCGAGGCGTTCATCGACACGGCTGTGACCCTGGGCGACAGCGCGGAAACCGTCACCGCGGTGATGATGCACTCCATCGTCTATGCCCGCGCCCAGAAGAACAACCTGATCGACTTCATCCCCGATGCCGACGGCAAGACGGAAATCCCGTTCTTCCTGGGCCGTCGCGTGATCGTGGATGACAGCATGCCGAACCCCGCGGGTGTCGGTGCCGCCCAGACCTCGGCCGGCATCTACCACACCTGGCTGCTGGGCGCCGGTGCTGTCCGTTACGGCGTGGGTTCGCCCGACGTCCCGACGGAAACCAAGCGCGATCCGGACAAGGGCAACGGCGGCGGCATGGAAACCCTCTACGACCGCGTCGAGTGGGTCCTGCATCCGGTCGGCCACGCCTACGCCGGCACCCCGCCCAACGGCGGCCCGACGGTGGCGTCCACGACCAACAACCTGGCCCATGCCGCCTCGTGGCAGCGCCGGTTCTCCGAACGGAAGCAGATCAAGATTGCGCGTCTCATCACCCGCGAGAACTGATCCTGGTGGGGCCGCTTAACCGCGGCCCTTACTCTCAACTGGCTTCCTGAAGGAGGATACAGCCATGCCGAAAGGACTTCCGCGATCGCTCTCTCGGGGCCGTGCCCTGAAGAAGCCGATCATCAACCAGACCGTGCGGGTCAATACCGCGGTCACCGTCACTGCCGCTGCTGCTGGCGTCGGCTTCGGGAACGTGGCGCTGCAAGCCTTCCCCGAAGGCAACGTCCTGTTCTTGGGCGCTGTGTCCAACCTGCGCTTCTCGGCTCTGGGCGCCAACGCCACGAACGCCATTGCGGCCTTCAATGGCGACTATGCCATTGGCTCCACGGTTGACGCTGATGGCACGCTGTCGGGCACTGAAGTGAACCTGGTGGCCTCGACGGCGCTGGGCCCGGCAGTTGCGCGGGTCACGCCGTTTGCCCGCGGTTCGGGCGCCACGCAAGTGGTGCTGGACAACACGGCTCGCACCCTGAACATGAACCTCAACGTTCTGATGGATGCGGCCAACATCACCGATGCAACCTCCGTGACCCTCACTGTCGAGGGCACGCTGGACATCGCCTACGTGATGCTGGGCGACGACTGATCTGGAAGGGCCGCTTAACCGCGGCCCTTAACCCCCGTTCTGAGGAGCAAAGAAATGGCAAAAGTTTCCGCTGACGACATCAAGGCGGCTCTGGCAAAGCTGGACCCGGCCAATGATGAACACTGGACCACCGACGGTCTGCCCCGCCTCGACGCCGTCGAAGCCATGGTGGGCTCGGCTGTGTCCCGCAAAGACATCACCAACGCCGCGCCGGAGTTCACCCGCGGGGTGGCTCAGTCTGTGGTCGACGAGGCCCGCGACGAAGAGACCGCTGGCCCCACGGACGATGAAGACGATCCGCTCGGTGACGGTGCTGCCTCGGTCGATCCGCTGTCCCCCGGCTCGGTGCAGCCGCCCAAAGGCAATGCGTCGGTGACCGATGAAGGCAATGACTTCGAAGCCGCCGAGACCGATCCGGACGAGCGCAAGGCTGCGCTGGACGCCAAGATCGAACAGCTGGAAAACGAGATCATCGACTTCGATGCCAACATGGCCAAGGCTCGTGCCTACCGTGAAGGCCTGGAAGAGCGTGTGACCCGCCTGCGTGACATGCGCCAGCAGGAATTCCCGCCCATGTCGGCCGCCGAAGCCATCCAGGCGTATCAGCGCCGCGAACTGGAAAAGCGGGCTGAAGCCCGTGGGGCCTCTGCTGTCCTCACCAAGTCGCCGCTGGATATGTCCCTGACCGCTCGTCGGCGCCCGCGTGGTATCGCCCAATGAGACGGGCAGCCGGTTTTGCCCGCAAGGCCATGAGGGCGCGGCTCCAAGCCGCGCTCTTCCACACCCACAAACGGCGGATTGCTCGCCAAGCATAAGAGGCCGTTATGGCAATCATCATGGAAGACGGAACCGGACTGGCAAACGCAAACTCCTTCATTTCGGTGGCGGGAGCTGATGCCTACTGGACCGAAGTCACGACGCCTGCCCTTTGGGCCTCGGCCTCCAACTCGGAAAAAGAAGCGGCGCTGGTGCAAGCCACCCGCTACATGGAGAAGCGCTTCGGGACCCGCTACAAGGGCTCGCGCCAGCAGGAATTCCCGCCCATGTCGGCCGTCGAAGCCATCCAGGCGTATCAGCGCCGCGAACTGGAAAAGCGGGCTGAAGCCCGTGGGGCCTCTGCTGTCCTCACCAAGTCGCCGCTGGATATGTCCCTGACCGCTCGTCGGCGCCCGCGTGGTATCGCCCAATGAGACGGGCAGCCGGTTTTGCCCGCAAGGCCATGAGGGCGCGGCTCCAAGCCGCGCTCTTCCACACCCGCAAACGGCGGATTGCTCGCCAAGCATAAGAGGCCGTTATGGCAATCATCGTGGAAGACGGAACCGGACTGGCAAACGCAAACTCCTTCATTTCGGTGGCGGGAGCTGATGCCTACTGGACCGAAGTCACGATGCCTGCCCTTTGGGCCTCGGCCTCCAACTCGGAAAAAGAAGCGGCGCTGGTGCAAGCCACCCGCTACATGGAGAAGCGCTTCGGGACCCGCTACAAGGGCTCGCGTGCTTCGTCCGCCCAAGCTCTTGCATTCCCGCGCACGGGCCTTTATGACGAGACGGGTGAAGCCATCACTGGCTTGCCGACCTCCATCGCCCGTGCCTGCGCGGAGTATGCCCTGGCCTCGCGCTCCAATCCGCTGATCCCTCCGGTGGTTTATCCGGTGGCTGACGGGTCCCTGGTTGGCACGGGTCCTGTCCAGCGCAAGCTCGAGAAGGTCGGTCCGCTCACGGAAGAGGTCTACTTTGCAACCTCCGGGGCCAACGCCTCCAAGGTCGGATCGGGCTCTGCATTGGTCGACGCGAACAAGTTCGTCCAGTATCCCGACGCTGATCTGCTTGTCAGCCCGTTCCTTCGTGCCCGTGGCACGGTCATGAGGGCATGATATGGCACTTGCAGAACGGATGCAGGTCCTTGCGGCCAAGCTGATCGACAAGCACGGGGCCCTGGTGACTATCACCATGCGGTCCCCGACGCCTTTGAGGGACGGGGCCAAGCCCTGGCGTGGCTCAACCGGCACAGCAACGGCCAGCGTGAAAGCCGTTCAATATCCCTACACTGAAGAGGAAGCCCCGGACGTCAACTTCCGGCGCGGCAATTCCCGCTTCTTGATCGCGGAAAACGATCTGCAGGGTGACAGCCAGTTTGCCACGGTGGACCTGACGCAAGCCACGTCCATCGATGACAACGCGGGGCACGTCTGGAGCATTGATGATGTGGAAATCATCCAGCCCGGGGCCACTCGAGTGCTCTATCAAGTGCTGGTGAGGAGGTAACATGTCCCTTACCCGCACTCAGGCACGTGATGAAATGATCGGAGCTGTCACCACGGCTCTGAAAACCCATGATGCCAACTTTGACATCATCTATGCGGACGACGACTCCAAGAACCCGCCGAAAACCAAGAAGGCCTGGGCTTTTGTGTCCGTTGTTCATATTGCAGGCGACCAAGCTACGCTTGGTGGGCGGGGCGCTCGCACGTTCCGTCGTTACGGCTACTTGGAGGTCGAAATCCACACCCCTGAAGGTGACGGGTTTACGTCGGCCGATCAACTGGCTATAATCGTCACGAACGCCCTTGAAGGCGAAACCACCAGCGGTGGGGTCATATTCAGGGCGGTGCGAGCTTCTGAGAACGGCAAGTCCGGGGCCTTCCAGAAGACGACTGTCACCGCGGACTTTGAATACGACCAACTCAAATAAGGAGGCCTCTCATGGCTCAGGTCAAGAAGATCGACAGCAATGTGACGGGGCTCCGTTACTGCGTCGAAACCGCTCTGGGGACCGCCGGCACCACCTGGGTGCCGCTGGACCCGAACTCCTACAATGACTTCGGCGGCAGCTTCACCAAGGTGGCGCGGGCTCCGATCAACACCAAGCGCTCGCGGTTCAAAGGCGTGCTGACCGATCTGGATGCGGCCGGCGGGTTCAACATCGACATGACCCAGACCAACATCCAGGACTTGATGCCGGGCTTCATGTTTGCGCCCTTCTCGGAGAAGGCCAAGCTGTTCCCGTCGGCGGTCACGTCTGGCACCCACTACACGGTGGCTTCCTCGACGGGCATCCTGGCGAACGATCTGATCTGGGCTTCCGGCTTCGGGATTGCTGGCAACAACGGTCTGAAGGTCGTGACGTCCGTCACCGGCACCACCGTGGTCTGCGCGGGTCTGACCGCTGAAGCCTCGCCGCCGGCTGGTGCTTCGATCGTGCGTGTGGGCCACCAGTTTGCTTCGGCTGACGCCACGATCACGGCTTCCGGCACTCTGGCCACTCTGGGCGCCACTGCCAAGAACCTGACCCAGCTCGGCCTGGTGCCGGGTGAATTCATCCACATCGGTGGCGACGCGACCATCACTCAGTTTGCCAACGCGGCCAACCTGGGCTTTGCCCGGGTGCGGAGCGTGACGGCCACGGCGGTCACCCTCGACAAGGCCGAGCAAACCCTGGTGACCGACACTGGCTCGGGCAAGACCATTCAGGTCTTCTTCGGTCGGGTGCTGAAGAACTTGGATGGCTCGAACATTGTCCGCACGTCCTACCAGCTGGAACGGACCCTGGGTGCGCCCGACGATGCGCAACCCACCCAAATCCAGTCGGAATACTTGGTCGGCGCCGTGCCCAACGAGTTGACCATGGTGATCGACACCGCGGACAAGGTGAACATGGACATGGGGTTCATGGCCATCAACTACGAAACCCGCACGGGTGTCACCGGTGTGAAAGCCGGCACGCGTCCCGCTCTGGTCTCGGGCAAGGCCTTCAACACCTCGTCCCACTTCGCTCGCATCAAGATGGCTCTTGTCAGCCAAACCGCCGTCGCTCCGGTGGCGCTCTTTGGCTATACGACGGAAATCCGGCTCACGATCAACAACAACCTTTCGGCCGCGAAGGCAATCGGCACCCTCGGCGCCTTCGAAATGACTGCGGGGACGTTCGAAGTCGGCGGGAACGTGACGGCCTACTTTCAGGACGTGACGGCCATCGATGCTCTGCGGAACAACTCCGATGTGACCTTTGACATCGTTGCCGTCAAGGACAACTCGGGGTTCGCCATCGACGTTCCGCTGGTCAGCCTCGGTGATGGGCGCCTGAACGTGGAGCTGAACACCCCGATTACCCTGCCTCTGTCTCTCGAGGCTGCGGATGCCGGTGATGTGAACTCCAACCTGGGGCACACCATCCTGATGTCCTTCTTCGATTACCTGCCCAACGTCGCTGCGGCGTAAAGCAGGAAAGCCCTAGGGCCGCGGGTTAAAGCGGCCCATCACACTGCTTGAGGAGCAACAAGCATGACGAAACCCAGCAAGACCCGGAAGAGCTCGTATGGCTCCTTCCGTTCCGATACCGCGGCGGAAGTCGAAGGCAAGGTGATCGACTATGGCGAATTCCGGGTGACCATCGCCCGCGCCGGTGGGTCCAACAAGGCCTACAATCGCCTGCTTGAGAGCCTGACGAAGCCGTATCGCCGGGCCATCCAGCTCGAAACCCTGCCGGACGCGGTGTCCGAGAAGATCATGAAGGAAGCGCTGGCCAAGGCCGTGGTGCTGAACTGGGAACTTCGCGAGGTCGATGAAAAGACCGGTGCGGAAACCTGGTCCCAGGGCATCGAGGACCCGGACACCGGCGACGTGCTGCCCTTCAACGCCGAAAACGTGCTGCGCGTCTTCCAGCACCCCGAAGTGCAGAACCTCTACAATGACCTGAACGCGATGGCTCGCAAGGAGTCCCTGTTCCTGCAGACGCGTCGGGAAGAAGAGGGAAACGCCTGAAGGACGTCCTGCTCTACTTCTTGGAGCAGGGACCCATGGAGGAGCAGATCATCAAGCTGGCTTTGAGGGCAAGGAACCCCTTGCCCGAGCCGATCCAGAACGCCCCCGAAATCCCGTTGGGACTAGGAATGTTCTATCAGGCCTTTCAGGAGCTTTCCTCAGAGCGAACTGAAGGGCCCATCCCTGGGACGGCCATTCGTGCCTACTGTCGGGATGAGGAGATAGATGGCGAACTGGCTGACGACCTGTTCTACCACGTTCGCAACTTGGACAACGCGTTGCTGGAATACACGAGGAAGAAAACGGAGAAAGGGAACTAGATGGCGGACTTTCACAGCTTGGGCAGGACCCTGACGGTCTATGCGGCCCAGGTTGGTCGCCATCCCCAAGCTACCCAACGTAAGGCCACCAAAGCCCTGGCGCGGGAGCTGATCCTCGGAACCCCTGTGGACGTCGGCACAGCCCGGTCGAACTGGCAAGTGGGAACAATGCCCGGAGCAACTCCGCGAGGAGCCTATGCTCCAGGCTCTAAGCTTGGCATTGGTGAAGGTCAGAACGCCGCGGCAGCCATTGCCGCGGCCTACTCCGCTGTGGATGCTGCCCCGACTGGTGCTGACCTCTACGTTTCCAACCCTCTTGACTACATTGATGAGCTGGACAAAGGTCACTCGCGCCAAGCCCCTCCTGGCCTGGTGAAGCGAGCCCTCGCGGTAGCTCGGCATGAAGTCCGGCGCATCAAAATCTTTGGGAATGATCGGCCATGACTACGGAACGGATTGATATTGTCGTCTCCGAGCGTGGGTCTCGGACCGTCAAGCGTAACCTGGAGGACCTGGCAGGTGCCTCGTCCCGTGCCGGTTCGGCCACGGACCAGCTTCGCTCATCCCTGACTGACCTGCGGCCGACTGCCCAACTTGGCAATCTGGTGAACCAGATCAACAATATCCGTGACGCCATGCGTGTGGGTCCTTCGACCCCGTGGGCGCCGGTTGCCCAATCGCAGCAAGCCCAACGCGAGCTGAGCCAAGTGCTGGCCAAGATCGGTGAAGTCCGGTCCTCCATGGCTTCTGGCCCTTCGTCGCCTTGGTTCCCGCGCATCGGCATTCGTGACGCCAACGCTGAGCTGGCGCGCTTCAATGAAGGTCTGGAGCAGGTTCGGTCCCGGATGCTTGTCCGTGGACCTGTTTCCGCTTGGCCGCGTGGCCCGATCCTTGAGGCCAACACTGAGCTGGGTCGTGCCATCACGAACCTCAACACCGTTCAGGCCAACATGCGGGATCAAACCCCGTGGAGTGCCAACTACCAGTTCGAACGGGCCAATCGTGAGCTGTCTGAAGTGCTGGCCAAGATGGGGCAAATCCAGCTCCGTCAAGCCGGACCGACGTCCAGCCTCTATGGCCCGAACCTTCCCGGCGGCAGTTTCATGGGTCAAGGACCCTACCAGATGCGCCCGCTGGCAGACGAGACGAGTTTCTTTGGTCGGGTCGCACAAGACGCCGCCGGCGGAGCTCAACAACTGGCTGAGCAGCTCCCGCGGGCGGGTGATGCGGCCAGGGGCACCCAGCGTCAGGTTCTGCTCCTCAATCGGGCGCTGGGTGTCCTCACTACTGCCTATTTTGGCAACGCGACCATCCAGACCTTGGCAGAATGGTCGGACGCCGCAACCACCATGGCCAACCGGGTTATGCTGGTGAGCGACAACTCCGCTGAAGCTGCCTCGGCTATGGCTTCGCTCCACGAGATTGCCCGGCGGACGCGTTCGCCGGTTGAAGGGCTTGTGGACATCTATCAGAAAGCCTCTATGGCCTCGACTGAACTCGGGGCCAGCCAGGAGGACATTCTCAACTTTGTGGAAACCGTTGGTATGGCTCTTGCCATCCAAGGTAGTTCTGCCAATACCGCTCGAGGTGCGCTGATCCAGCTCTCGCAAGCTATTGGCACCGACGTTGTGCGGGCGGAAGAATTCAACTCGATCCTCGAAGGTGCGTATCCTCTGGCCCTCCTGGCTGCTCAAGGCATTGATGAGGCGGGTGGTTCAGTAGCGCGTCTGCGCCGTTTGGTTATCGACGGGAAGGTTTCGTCGCAGGACTTCTTCCGGGCGGTCATTGAAGGCCAGGCCAAAGCTGAAGAGATGTTCTCGAAGACCACGCCGACCATCACTCAGGCCATCACCATCTTCCGCAACAACATTCTGGAGTATATCGGCACCTCTGAAACTGCCAAGGGCATTACGGAGGCAATTGCCAATGCTATCATCCTTGTGGCCGACAACATTGAACCCTTGGCTGACTTGGTGCTTGCCCTTGGCGAAGCCTGGGTCATTGGCTTTGCTTTGTCCAAGATTGCCAATATCGCTACCGCGGCAACCAATGTCGGGCTTCTGGCTGGAGCTTTCAATGGCTTGAAGCTGGCTATGGGCTTCTTCGGCGGCCCGGTGGTTGGTGCGGTTGCTCTGGCCATTGGTGGCCTGCTTTACCTCTACCAGAACGCCGAGACTGCGGCCGATCGGGTCAAAGCTCTTGATGGGGCCATGACGGACAGCCTTGATGCTCTGGAGCAGTATGCACAGCACGTGGCCACTGCCAAGAAAGAGCAGGAAGAGCTTGGTGGGGTGGTAAACCTTACCACTGAACGCTTGCTTCAGCAAAGCCGTGCCCAGCTGCAAGACGCTCTGCGGAACCTGCAAACCGAGATTGCCAACACCGAAGGCTTCTTGGACGGTGATGGCATCTTCAACATCAGCAAGATGAAGAAGTCGCTGGACACCCTCTACTTCTCAGGGGCAAACCCGTTCTATGGCAACGAGGAGATTGAGAACCTCTATCGTATGCTGGAAGCCATCAACAATGGCACCGGAGACATTGACGCCTTTGTGGCAGCCTTGAACCGGGTCCGTGGCGCTGGCCAGGAAGTGGACAGCGTGGTCAATGACCTCAACTTTGCCATGGGGCAACTGCGCGCCAACCCCGGCGAGCAAGCTGGCCTCTGGTTCTCGCAGGCTCGGGAGCAAATTGTTGAACTGGCGACCGCCATTGGTGGCTATGAGGAAATCGTCAATCGTGTGAACAACGCGGACAGCTTTGCGGATCAGAAGCAAGCTCTTGAAGAGCTGGCTGCGGCAATGAAAGAAACCCAGACGGCTGGTGCCATTGTTACGGGCGGCGGCATTCTGGGTGACGATCAGCTCTTCTCTGACCTGGCGGACCTGCTGACCAAGCTCTCGGATGCCCGCGAGCAAGAGCGGCTGCTTCGTGAAGCCCTCGGGGCCAACGCCACCAGCTTGCAATCATTGGTCGAACAGTCCCGCAATCTTGTGGCTCCGATGAGCGAAAGCGCCACTTTTACCGGCGAGATGGGTGCTGAGCTTCGTGGGATCAGTTTCAATCCGGCAGTGGACGGTGCGCGCAATCTGGCCGATCAGCTTGTCCGGGGTGCCGCGGCTATGCAGATCATCCAGGACGGCTCGGGGAACATCAATGTGCCGAGTGTTACGCCTCAGGTTATTACGGCGTCGTATGGAAACACGGGCCCGGTCACTCGGAGCAACACGGGTGGCCTCGGTCTGATGGAGCTCAACTCCGGCGGGTCGTTTACCGTTGGTGGCACGGGCGGCGTGGATCAAAACCTGGTGGCCTTCTGGGCTTCGCGGGGCGAAAACGTATTGGTGTCCAACGACAACAATGCCCCTGGCGGCAGCCTGATGAATGCCTATGATCGGGCAGGCCAGTCGGAGGAATACCTCCGAGTGATCCGCAGCATCAACTCGGAACTGGAAACTCAATACCAGCAACTCACGCTAAACACTCAGGCGGCTCAAGCTGAGCAGATTGTGGCAGATGCCACGGCGGAAGCCCATCGTGAAGGCATCATCTTGTCCCAACAAGATATTGCCCTGATCCGCCAGCGTGCTGAAGCGCTAATTGAGATGGAAACCAAGCTGGAGTTGATCCAAGACGTCAGCAACGCCGTGTTCTCCAACCTCAGCTCGTCGTTGGACAGCTTTGTGCGGACTGGCAAGTTCAGCTTCAGTGAGCTGGCGGTCTCGATCATTGCGGATATGGCAAAGATCGGGATGCAGACCTTCTTGCTTGGGCCCTTGCAGAATTGGTTCCAGGGTCTTCTCGGCGGATTTATGGGTGTCGGTGGAGCCGGACTTCCGGCACATAATGAAGGTGCTGACTTTGTTGTCGGGGGACGTGGTGGCGTGGATCAGAACGTGGTGGCCTTCAAGGCCTCGCGTGGTGAGCGCGTAACTGTTACCCCGGCGGGCAAAGACGGTGGCAGTGGTCAAATGACCAACAACTTCTATATCACCACGCCGGACGTCCAAGGGTTCCGCCAATCTGAAGCCCAGATTGCTGCCCGGATGCAGCGGGCGCTGGGTCGAGGGCAAAGGAATATGTAATGGCAGACTTTCACGAGGTTCGGTTCCCCGACAGCATCAGCAAAGGTTCCTCCGGCGGTCCGCGCCGGAGGACAGATATTGTCACCCTGCGTTCGGGTTATGAGGAACGCAACTCCGTTTGGGGTGACTCCCGTCGTTCTTACGACGCAGGCCTTGGGCTGCGGAACATCAACGACGTCTATGCGGTGGCTGAGTTCTGGGAAGCTCGCCTGGGGAGCCTATATGGCTTTCGGTGGAAAGACTGGCTGGACTACAAGTCCTGTCCGCCCGGAACGGCCGTGGCTCGCACCGACCAAATCATTGGCACGGGCAATGGCACTCAGCGCAAGTTCCAGCTGAAGAAGGTCTACAGCTCCGGCGGGTTCACCTATACCCGCAACATCACCAAGCCGGTGAGTGGCACTGTATTGGTCGAAGTGAACGGAGCTCTGGTGAGCGGCGGGTCGTATGTGCTGGACACCACGACCGGCATCATCAACTTCAACACCGCCCCGGCAAACGGGCATGTCATCAAAGCTGGCTTTGAATTCGATGTGCCCGTGCGGTTCAACCAAGATGAGCTGACCATTAGCGTGGAGCAATTCAACGCTGGCTCGGTTCCGCAAATCGACATCATTGAAGTGAAGACGACCCTGGGGAGCTTGGCATGAAACAGCTTGACCCCAATCTGCAGGCTCACCTTGAGAGCCGTGCCACCAAGATGTGCTATTGCTGGAAGCTCACTCGTACGGATGGTGTGGTTCAGGGCTTCACGGACCATGACAACCCTCTCACGTTTGACAGCGTGACCTATATTGCCTATGCTGGCTTTACGGCCACTCAAGTGGCACAGAGCCTTGGCTTGGCGGTGGACAACCTTGAAGTTGAAGGGGCCCTCAGCGATGCCACCATCAACGAGGACGATCTGGCCCGAGGCGTGTATGACGGGGCCGTGATCGAGCTCTACTGGGTGAACTGGTCAGATGTCACTCAGCGGCACCTTGTGAACCGTGGCACCATCGGGGAAGTCAAGCGCAATGGCTTGGCGTTCTCGGCAGAGCTTCGGGGCTTGGCAAACGCCCTTCAACAGAAGACCGGGCGCAAGTATCAGCGCTACTGTGACGCCGTTGTCGGAGACTCCCGCTGCAAGGTCAACCTTTCTGACCCGGCCTATTCGGGCTCGGGCACTGTGGCCTCAGTGGCAAGCAGCCGTGTGTTCACCGTTTCGGGCCTTGGCGCCTTCACAGACGACTGGTTCACTGCCGGAGTGCTGACCTTCACCACTGGGGCAAATGATAACCAGCGCATGGAAGTGAAGCAGCACAACTCCGCGTTTGGGACCGTCACCATTGAGCTGTGGCAACCCATGCCCTTTGACGTGTCGATCGGCGAAGCCTTCACGATCACCGCAGGGTGCAAGCAGGACGCGGAGACTTGCCAAGAGAAGTTTGCCAACATCACAAACTTCCGTGGCTTCAACCTCATCCCTGGCCAGGACATGCTTCTGTTCTACCCGACCTCCGGCGAAGCCAACTTGAACGGCGGTTCCCTCTTTACCAACGATGATGCAACATGATCGATGAGGAAGTCGCAAAACTGGCTCGCTCCTGGATTGGCACGCCGTATCATAACATGGCGGCAGTCAAAGGTGCTGGATGTGATTGCATTGGGCTGGTGAGGGGAGTATGGGCTGAGCTCAACAATTTGCCCCTGCCTCCGGTGCCTGTCTATTCGGCTCGATGGTCCGGCCGCAATAAGGATGAGGAGCTCTTGCTGGACACGGCAAGGGCTTATCTGCATGAAGTGGAAGCAAGTGCTCGGGGCCCAGGTGTGGTTCTTGCTTTCAGGGTTCACCCGAATGCCGTAGCCCAGCACTGCGGCATCATGACGACTGAAAAGACTATGGTGCACGCGCACAGTGGGCGTAAGGTCTACGAAGTTGAGCTGGGGGCAATGTGGGAGCCAAAGGTCGTTGCGGCCTTCCGGTTCCCTGACAAAGGAGGCTAGAGTATGGCAACCCTCATTCTTGGCGCCGTTGGCACGGCAATTGGCGGCGGATTTGGGGGTGCTATCCTTGGGTTCTCTGGTGCAGCTATCGGAGGCATGGTTGGTAGCTTTGTCGGGGGCTACATTGACCGAGCCCTTATCTCGGCACTTTCGCCTGCTCAACGTGTTGAAGGCCCTCGCCTTCAAGAGACTGCCTTCATGGGTTCCTCCGAGGGAGCCCCTGTAGGCCGTCTTTATGGGCGCATGCGTGTCAATGGCCAAGTGATCTGGTGCACCCGCTTCAAGGAGACGGTCACCAAGGAGACCGAGCGCGTTGGTGGTAAAGGCGGTGGCGGGCAGAAGGTCACCACCACAACCTATACCTACTCGGTGTCGCTGGCCATTGCCTTTGGCGAGGGCAACCGCAAAACTCAGCTGGGTCGTGTCTGGATGGACGGCAAGGAAGTGGACATTGGGTCCATGAACTGGCGGTTCTACCGTGGCACGGAAAGCCAGACCCCCGATACTCTGATCCAGTCGATCGAAGGCGCCAACAAGACCCCGGCTTTCCGGGGCATCACTTATTTGGTGCTGGAAGACCTGGTGCTGACGGACTACGGCAACCGCATTCCCCAAATCACGGCGGAAATCATTCGCCCGCTGGTGACCACGGACCCTGATGACATCTCCCAAATCATGCGCGGGGTCTGCTTGATCCCGGGCTCGGGGGAATTCATCTATGGCTCCCAGGAGTATGTCCAGCAGTCCGGCGCTGCTTCAGCTGGTGTGGCTGACAAGCTTGGCTTGCCGCTGTTTGGCCCGACCAGCACTTCGCCTGCCAAGTCCATGAACGTCCACAACATGGAACAGAAGCCCGACTTTGTGCGGTCAATGGAACAGCTTGGATTGTTCCAGGACAACATGGAGACCGTGGCTCTTGTGGTGGGCTGGTTTGGTGACGATCTGCGGATTGGCAACTGCACCATCAAGCCGAAAGTGGAATTTAACAACCGGGGCGCCGTCGTCACTCCGAGCGAGTGGATGGTCGATGGCCTCTATCGTGACGATGTGCCCCAAGTCTCGCTTGATACTGAGGGCCGGCCGCTTTATGGCGGAACGCCTTCGGACAGCGTGGTGACAGAAGCCATTATCTGGCTGAAGAACAAGGGTTATCGGGTTGTGTTCTACCCGTTCATCTTCATGGACATTCCGCCCGGAAACACGCTGCCGAACCCCTATAGCAACAACGCCGCCACGGTTGGCCAGCCTGTCTTCCCCTGGCGCGGTCGGATTACCTGCAGCCCGGCGGCAGGCTATACCGGAACAGTGGACAAGACTGCTACCGCTTCCACCCAGGTCACCAACTTCTTCAACGGCACCTGGGGCCTTCGGCGTATGATCCTGCACTATGCCAACCTGTGCGCTGCCGCAGGGGGTGTGGATGGCTTTGTCATTGGCTCGGAAATGGTAGGTATGACGTCCATTCGGTCGTCGGCCTCAGCCTTTCCTGCAGTGACACGTCTTCAGACCCTTGCCACGGACGTGAAAGCCATTGTCGGCTCCGGAACCAAGGTTGGGTATACTGCTGACTGGTCCGAATACCATTCCTACCGTCCGAACGACGGCACCAATGACGTCTACTTCAACTTGGACCCGCTGTGGTCCCATGCAAGCATTGACTTCATTGGTATTGACAACTATATGCCCCTTGCAGACTGGCGGGACGGGGTCAATCACCTTGACTATGACCCGACCAACAATATCGTGTCACCCCACAACCACGAATACCTGAAGGCCAACATCGAAGGCGGGGAATTCTATGACTGGTATTACGCCAGCCAATCGGATCGGGACAACCAAGTCCGAACCCCAATTGTTGATGTGGCTTACAGCAAGCCGTGGGTGTTCCGGCAGAAGGACATTCGCAACTGGTGGCTGAACAACCACAGGAACCGTCCGGCAGGGGTGGAAAGCGGCTCCAACACTTCGTGGGTGCCGCAGTCCAAGCCTATCTGGTTCACGGAACTTGGTTGCCCGGCCATTGACAAGGGCCCGAACCAGCCCAACGTCTTCTACGATCCCAAGTCGTCGGAGAGCTTCTTCCCGTATTACTCTACGGGAGAGCAGGACGAGTATATCCAGCGGGTCTTCATCGAGGCCTCTCTGCAGTATTGGCGGGATAACTCGCCGACCAGTGCTGTCTACGGCGACGAGATGATTTCGCTGGAAAACATCCTCATCTGGTGCTGGGATGCTCGGCCCTACCCTGACTACCCTCTGCGTTCCGATGTTTGGTCGGACAACGCATTGTGGAGGTATGGCCATTGGCTGACTGGCCGCTTGGACGCTGTGTCTCTGCCGCGTCTGATCGAGGAACTGTGCGCCTCTGTTGGCGTCACGGACGTGGACACCACGCTTCTCAACGGATCGCAAGCCCTGGTTAAGGGCTTCAACATTGAAAGCATCATGGCAGTGAGGGATATGATTTCCTCGCTCATGGGTGCCTTTATGTTTGATGCCTTTGAAAGCGAAGGGAAGCTCAAGTTTGCCCTCCGTTCCTCGACTTCGGTGACGGCCCTGTCTTCTGACGATTACGTCAGCACCACCTCGGACAAAACCGGGTTCTCGGTTACTCGCACCCAGGACACCGAGTTGCCGTCGGCGGTCAAGATTGACTATGTGGATGGTGACAATGACTATGCGGTGGCGAGCCTTGACGGCAAACGCTCCTTTGGGAGCAGCTTGAACGTTGCCAGCCTTCAATTGCCCATTGTCTTGGAAGCGCACTATGTGCGGGGCCTTGCCGACAGTATCATCCACCAAGCCTGGACGGCTCGCGAGCAAGGGACGGTAAACCTGCCGCCCTCCATGTTCCGCTTTGACCCCGGTGATGGCTTTGTCTATTCGGTTGGGTCCCGGACTGCCACAGGCCGGTTCCAGCAGATCAACACCGCAGAGTTCCGCCAAGCGGAATTTGTCAACTTTGACAGTTCCCTGTTCCGCCTGCCCTCTTACCCGGTCCAGGAGTATATCCCGCAAATTCCGTGGGCGCCGGGCTATGCCATCATGGTGCCGATGGATATTCCGTTACTGACGGGAACCGAGCCCAGCCCGTGGGCTCCTCGGGTCGCAGTCTGGATGGACCCGTGGCCGGGTGCTGTTGCCGTGTATCGGGAAGATGGCTCTGGCGGTTGGGACTTGGTGCGCTCGGTTGGAAGCCGGTCGTTCCTTGGTCGGCTCACTCAGGACCTTTACAGTGGCCCGACTGGTGTCTGGGATACCGGCAATTCGGTATACGTGGAAATGTATACTGGCACGCTGGCGAACAAGACAGAAGATCAGGTTCTCAACGGCGCCAATGCTATGGCCGTGCAGAACCAAGATGGCTCGTGGGAAATCCTTCAGTTCGTGACGGCGACGCTCACGTCTCCGAAGAACTATACCTGCTCTCAACTTCTCCGTGGCCAGCTTGGCACGGAGCATGCCATGCGCAACCCCATTCCGGCTGGGTCCAATGTGGTTCTGCTGACCGATGAAATGGCTATTGATCCCAATGTGGCGTCGTATCTGCCCATCTCGATTGGCGATCGTGGCTCCGACATCACACTTCGGTGGGGCAACGCTGCCAAGTCCGTGGACGATGATACCGTTTACACGGAAGGGGACTTTGTCTTTGAAAGCGTGGCTCTGAAGCCCTACTCTCCGGTAAACTTTGCCGGGGCTTGGGATACTGGCACCAATGACATCAATCTGACTTGGATGCGCCGCACTCGCCTGAATGGCGATAGCTGGGACGTGCCCGAAGTGCCGTTGAATGAAGAGAGCGAACTTTATGACCTTGAAATACTGGCAGGGACAACAGTGGTTCGTGAGGTTACAAGCCTGACTTCCCCGGCGTATACTTACACCGCGGCGATGCAAACTGCGGACTTTGGGGCCCTCCAATCTTCCTCTCTGAAGTTCCGTGTCTATCAAATCAGCGCTCAGGTCGGTCGGGGTTACCCGGGGGAAGAAATCGTTTACAGGTGAGGCATCATGCCCAACTCCACAAAACTAGGGTTGCCCCTGCTGACTGCCTCACAGTCGCAGAAGCACGTGACCCACAATGAAGCAATCAACAAGCTGGACATTCTTGTCCAGCTCAATGTTTTGGACCGCGACCTAACAGCTCCTCCCGGCTCGCCGGTTGATGGGGCGTGCTATATCGTAGGGTCAGGGGCTACTGGTGCGTGGGCTACCAAAGACCTGAACGTGGCGGCATACCAGAGCGGCGCCTGGAAATTCTTTGCCCCTGATGAAGGCTGGATGGCCTGGGTTGTCGATGAGGACATGGCAGTCATCTGGACTGGCGCTGCCTGGCAAACCCTGTCTGCTGCGATCGGGGCCTTGGACGTGCTGTCCCTGACCACGGACCTTCCAGCGGCTACGACATTTCTTAGCCCCCGCAACTATATGAACAATGACGCCACGGCCGCCGCAGTTGCGTTTGATTGTGCCGGTGTCTATATTGAAACTGACTTCTAGGGAGCAAATGCATGACCATCTCAGCACGTGACATTCAGCGGCTCTTGGCAGCCGCTGGATACTACAAGGGAGACATTGACGGAGACTTGGGCCCCAAGTCTTCGGCAGCCATCCACAGCCTGCTGGATCGCCGCAAGAATGAGCTCCCTGCGTCGGCCTGGAATTGGTCGACCTGGCGCAAAGGTGTGGCAGCCCTTCAGCTGATCTTGCTTTACGCGGGATACACTGACGTGGGAACCATTGACGGCCTTGTCGGCCCGTCAACCGAATACGCTCTGGGTCTTTTCGACTATGAGAAGGCACACGACAAGCGGCCTGATGCATGGCGCCCGGCACCCGAGGCTGAACCGGAGCTTGACCTGCTGACCCAAGGGGTTGTCTGGCCTCTGCAGTCTCAAGCCTCCAAAGCCTTTGGCGTTGCCGGTGGTCCGCAATGCACGGCTGGCGTAGTAAAACTTCCGTTCACCATGAAGATTGCCTGGGACACGGCGTCGACCATCCAGACGTTCCGCTGCCATGAGAAGGTGGCCACGTCGATCGAACGGGTGCTGGGCCGTATTGCCTCGGCATATTCCCCTGAAGACATTTCGGGACATGGGTTTGACCTCTATGGCGGCTGCTTCAACTATCGGCAGATGCGCGGCGGGTCCAGCCTGTCGACGCACGCCTGGGGCATTGCCATTGACTTCGACCCGGCACGGAACCAGCTCAAATGGGGCCGGGACCGTGCCTACCTCGCTCGCAAGGAATGCGAGAACTTCTTCCGGTGCTGGGAAGCCGAAGGTTGGCTCAGCCTTGGAAGGGCGCGCAACTATGACTGGATGCACGTCCAAGCGGCTCGGCTCGGCTGAGCATAACCATCAAGGAGCAATCTGATGTCCAACGTCTATATCCGCCTTCTCGTCTACATCATCTCGACCCTGCTGGGCTCGGTGCCCGCCGTGGCTCTCGGCTGGTTCAGCTATGAATTCGTCAACGGCCTGATCCACATCACGATCAGCGTCGAGGGCGCGGCCACTGCTCTCCTGACTGCCGTCGGCATCTCGGGCGGGGTGTTCAAAATCTGGGGCACCAAGTAGCACCAGATACGGCCTATAGGCCCCGTGGCAATCAGCCGCGGGGCCGACTTTGTTGGTCTACTTCTGGTTGTGTATGGGCTATATTGGACTAAACCAGCATAGGCGCGACCCATGTCTGACCCGCAGATCGAACTTTCCCGTTCTCAGATGCAAACGTTGGCAGAGCAGGTCGCTGCCAACGTTGTGAATGAGATGCTCCTAAAAATGGGCGTCGATCATTCCAGGCCCCTTGAAATGCAGCACGACTTTCAAGCCCTTCGCGAAATGCGGGTTCTGCTGACTGACAAGGAGTTTCAAGCCGACCTGTCCCACCTTCGCAAATGGCGGCAGACGAGGGAGGGAAGTGCCGTCAAAGGCGTGTTTGCCGTGGTGTCCCTGCTTGCTTCGGGGCTGATCGGGTTGATTGTGCTGGGCTTCGATGCCTGGATGCACAGCCGCGGCGGCCCGTAACCCAATCACGAGGAAACGACTATGGGCGCGTCCAGCCTTACTCTCATGCGGTCCGGGAAAATCGATGAAAAGATTTTCCTAGGCCATAACTTTTTGCCCACAGCGGGTGTGCCGTTCGGCTTTGTGGCTGACCAGATGATGGTGTCGTGTGGTCAGGACCATTTCATTGAGGTGGAATACCTTGATGAAGAAGGCGGGCTGCAGAAGCGCTGGTTAGCTCGCGGCATCTGGCCGCTGAAGTCCACCCAAGTCAATGGCTTCCGTGGTATCGGGGCGGTGGCTGATCCGGAGAACTCCGTGGAACCCATCGAGGCCAAAGTGACGTCGGATGGCATCCAAATCTCGGTTCTCTACTGACCGACAGGCTATTCGGAACAGTCGAGGCACTGAACCATATACGCTTCTGGCACCGAGAATGCTCAGGAGCTACACACTCGGCCGGGGGACTGTTGAAAGTCTCTCGGCCGAGTGCTTTAAGCGTCAGGCGGTCAGCCGCACTTGCTGGAACCGCAGTCCTTGCACGTGGCACAGCCGCCTTCAACCGAGATATTGAAGGACCCACAGGTCTTGCACGAGGCCATGGACACAGGCTTGTGCACTTCCTCGTCATGGCGAGCCTGTGCTTCTTCCGGCCGGAAATCCCCATAGCCAATCGAAGTCATATGCTCCGCCACCACGTCACCAAGGGCCGCCAGCAACGAGGGCACATAGCGCCCCTGCATGAAGGCCCCGCCCTTCGGATCGAAGACTTCGCGAAGTTCCTTGGCCACAAAGCTGGAGTCTTGCGAGCGCCGGAATACCGCAGAAATCATGCGGGTGAGAGCCACTGTCCAGGCAAAGTGGTCCACGTTCTTGGAGTTGATGAACATCTCGAAAGGCCGGCGCACGCCAGCAGCATCTTCCATGTCCGTGAAAGTGACATAGAAGGCATGAGGCTCATTCGGCCATTTCAGCTTGTAGGTTGCGCCCTCCAAAGCCCGCGGGCGAGGTTCGAGGTCACCGATGGTATTGGTCGGCGCGGCCGGAGCAGGTTCTTCCTTCTTGACTTCCAGCACCGACCCGGTCACGGCATTGGGGCGGTAAGTCGTGCAGCCCTTGCAGCCTTGATCCCAGGCCATCTGATACACGTCCTTGAAGTCTTCAAAGGAAATGTCTTCAGGGCAGTTGATGGTCTTGGAGATGGAGCTGTCGACCCACTTCTGTGCGGCCGCCTGCATGCGGATATGATCGGCGGGCGCCAGCTCTTGTGCCGTGACAAAGTAGGCCGGAAGTTCTTCATCAGGGAAGAGTTCCTTGTAGAGAGCGACGGCGTAGTCGACCACTTCCTCCTCGGTCCGGCTGCCGTCTCCGTTCAGGACCTTCCGGGTGTAGGCATAGGCAAAGATCGGCTCGATGCCCGACGAGACGTTTCCGGCATACAGGCTGATGGTGCCAGTCGGTGCCACGGAGGTCAGATGGGAGTTCCGAAGGCCATACTTGCGGATACGGTCTTGGACGGCTTTCGGCAGCTTGGAAGCAAAGGTGCCAGAGCTGAAGAACTTGTCCGCGTCGAAGAGAGGGAATGATCCCTTTTCTTCCGCCAAGGCCGAGGACGTCATATAGGCACCCAGGGCAATCTCGCGCATCCATTCTTCCGTCTGCCGAACAGCTTCCGGCGAGCCGTAGCGGAGACGCATCATGACCAGCGCGTCAGCAAGGCCAGTCACCCCAAGGCCGATGCGACGCTTGGCTTGGGCTTCCTCCATCTGAGCTTCCAGCGGAAAGACCGAAACGTCCACCACATTGTCCATCATCCGCACGGCGGCTTTCACCAGCTCACGCAAGGTGTCCAAGTCCAGCCGAGCCTTGTCTGTGAACGGATCAAGAACCAGCCGAGCCAGATTGACAGAGCCCAGCAGACAGGCGCCATACGGCGGAAGCGGCTGTTCGCCACAGGGGTTCGTCGAGGCGATGGTCTCGCAATAGTTCAGGTTGTTGGCTTTGTTGATGCGATCGATGAAGATCACACCCGGCTCAGCCACATCGTAGGTGGTGCGGATGATCTTCTCCCAGAGGTCGCGAGCCCGGACAGACTTGTAGACCCGGCCGCCGAAGACAAGGTCCCAGAAGTGGTCATTCTTCACGGCGTCCATAAACGGATCAGTCACCAGCACGGAAAGGTTGAACATGCGGAGCCGAGCACTGTCCCGTTTTGCCGTGATGAAGTCCTCGATGTCAGGATGGTCGCAGCGCATGGTAGCCATCATGGCCCCGCGGCGTTCACCAGCAGACATGATGGTCTTGCACATCACGTCCCAGCAGTCCATGAAGGACAGCGGACCCGAGGCATCAGCCGCCACGCCTTTGACCTGAGCGCCTTTCGGGCGGATCGTGGAGAAGTCATAGCCGATGCCGCCGCCTTGCTGCATGGTCAGAGCAGCTTCCCGGATCATGGCATAAATGCCATCGATGCTGTCCGGAACAGTGCCCATCACATAGCAGTTGAAAAGGGTGACTTGGCGGGAAGTCCCGGCGCCAGCAGTGATGCGGCCAGCTGGAAGATACTTGAAGTCCTCCAGAGCATTGAAGAACATCTGTTCCACAGCCTGCTGCTTGGAGCCTTCGTTGACAGCCAGCGCCCGAGCGATGCGGAGCCAGGTGTCCTGCAGGGTTTCATCATAGATGTCCCCGGTGAATTTGTCGCGGAAGCGATACTTCTTGTCCCAGATTTGGACTGCGATGGGCGGGTGTTGCATGTTGACCTCATGAGGAATAGAGCTTATAGCATAACGCATCGCCGGTTATGGGAAACCGGCGATGCTAAATGCCGTGCCTTCTAAAGCACAGAGCGACGGTAGATGGCGCGCTCAATCCTGATGTGCTCGGCTTCCTCGTCAGCTTCCCGGGCGCAATCTTCGCAGAGCCCGTCTTCATCAAGGTCGTTTCGCGTGCGGAAGAACAGGTTACAGCCGTCGCAGGTGCACAGATCACTGGCATCAAACGGTTGTCCGTCGAGCAGGATCAGATCGTCAGGGCGATCCTCAATCAGATCGCCCAGAGCCTCGTTGTCAAGAGGCTCGGCAGTGAAGCGGAGCCACGCGTGCATGGTTCAGTGCACCTGACGGGTGCCGAGGACCTGATCGACGGCATCTTCGGCCACCATTCCGGTCTTCAGCTTGTGGCGAAGTTGGCAGACCGGGCAGTCGCAGGTGTCCGCTTCATACTTCAGCGTCACCTCGCCATCGAGGAGGTTGCCGATGTCCAGCGTCCAGTCCGGGCCGCCGTGATAGTCCGCACCAAGGTTCATGACCTCGGCAATGGCCTTGAACTTGGCTTCCTGCTCCGCTTGGGCTTCCTTCACCACGCGGTCATGCTCCGCTTGGGCTTCCTTCACCACGCGGTCATGCTCCTCGCGGTATTTCCGCTCCAGCGCTGACATGCGAAGACGGAAGTCGTCGCCAAACCGGCGAAGGTCGTGGGCCAGCTCGATGACTTTGGGGTCCGTCGAGGTGAAGCGCTTGTTGTGGGATTTGTCTCTGGACATGGTTGTCTTCTCAGGTTGTCTCTTCATACTTTCATTATCTCACGATCCACTTAGGTTTGAAACCTTCGTCTTTAGGTTTCGGTCCCCAAATGTAATAGCCGGTTCCATAGCGCCGACCTTTCTGGTAGCGCTCGCCCAGCACACGGACCTGCTCGTAGTGCATCAGGCCATCCTGCACAGCCTTGGCAAGATAGGCTCTGATCTGATGGTCGGTAAGGTCCCAGAACGGAAGCTCGTGAGAAGGGGCAATGCTTTTATACTTGGCTGCCACTTCAGCCAGAGTTGCCCGCTCATACAGCTTCACAATGCCACAAAGGGCTTGGAAGGTTACTCCGCGGGCTCGTATTGCCTCATCCCTCTTGTTCATCCCGCAAGCCTTTCTGCAATACGGGCACGGCTGATGCGCAGAGCTTCAGCGTCCGGTTCCCAGTCGCCGTGCCAAATTTCCGGAATGCCATTAAGCAGGCTTTCCGGGTCGGTGAAGTTGGGTGTATAGCCCCGGCGCTGCATTTCAGCTACCAGGGCTTTTTGACGCTTCACCAAATAGCCGAGCTTGTTGGTGAAGAAAGCCATATGGCCAGTGCCCATGCGATACGTCGGCGGAATGGCAGCAAGCGTGGGGTGATTAACCCCACGCTTGATCATGCCAAGGGTCATGCCGAAGACGCGAGGAAGCTCACGATACTCGGCGACCAAATGCTCACGCGTCAGTTCTTCGGGCGGCACACAGTTGATGCGGGTCATGACGGCCTCCTAGCGCAGAGGCCGGGGAGGCGTTTGCATGCCTTCCGACAGGTAGAAGTCGCCGTCTTCATTGCGGCGGTATTTTTGGGCATAGCCGACGCCAATGCGCCCGCAGCCGAGACGCTGCCAGCCTTCTTCAGACATGCACGCCCAGGGGCCTTGCCGGGTTTTGCCGTCATACATCACGTCTTTGAGCGGCGTGTTGGTGATCTGGCACACGGTCGGCTTGGGCGTGTAGGTCAGAGGCTTGGCCACACGGAACCAGACAAAGCCGGTTATGGGTGAACGAAGCTCAACGCCTTGTTGCAAGTTGCGGAGCAGCTCGTCCTCGGAATGGACAACGGGGAAGGTGCTGCACATATCATCGAGCACTTGCGGGGTGAGCTCGAGCACGGTGCTGGAGCCATTCGGGTCGGTCTCGGAAGGGGTGCGACGGCAAACATACATGGACATGGTTTGTCTCCTTTCTATAATCAGATTACAGCGGATCGAGAGACATGTCAACCCACTTAATCAGAACCTCGCCCCAAAGCATTCCAACTTTGGATGCCCAGACGTGATAGCGATTGCTGTCCATAGCCGCCGAGACCGTGCCGGACCACTTCTGCGGCACGTAGCCAAGCTGGATTGTCCGAGGCTTGCGCCGCCCTTCCACGTAGCCATCCAAGTAGATGGCTACGGCATTCTTGTCATAGGGGTTTTTCGGCTCGCGTTCAAGCCTAAGCGTTTGCCCATGCTTGAGGCTGCTGATCGCTTCCTTGGCGCCATCACGGAATGACGAACCAGCAATATTGATCCTCAGGTCCATCAGCTCTCCCTTTCATAGCTGATGGAGAACTCCACCAGTGCCTCCGGAGACGGACGGCCAACAAGGCACGCCATCTCTTCAAGTTGTTGCTCCGTGGCCCCTTCGGCAAGCCGCAGAGAATGAAACCCAGGGATGAGAAACAGGCGCTTGTCATGCCTGCTCTCCAGCTGGAACAGAAAGAAGTTGAGACCACCAGCTTTCCAGCGTTTCGGGTGCCAGACTTTCTGCGCTGGCCGGATTTTCCAGCCTACGGTCTTGGACGAGGCGTTGACAGGGCGTGTGCCAGTCTTCAGCTCCCACCAAAACTGGTGGCCCTGATAACAGCCTTCCACGTCCGGAAGCCCTGAGCTGACGGCATTCTCGATCCGCCCAACATGAAGCCCCCGCATCTTACGAAGCGAGGGATACAGGCCGCTGTTCCAGAGAGTGCTTTCACTGATCTTGCTCATCGCCGCACTGCCTCTTCATTCAGAGCGCTGTCACGTGTCCAGCACTCAACCATGACTTGGCCAACCGTGACCCGCAAGGACCGGTTCCACCAGACTGACTTGCCGGGGCGATAGCCACGGGCCTCCAAATACGGCCGGACCTGATCTTCGATTGCATCCGGGTGTTGGTCGACGTCGATTTGAGCCGGCACAATGGAAAGGAATACCCGGTCAACAAAGCCATTCCGCAGAGCATACATGGCAATGGTAGGACCACCAAGCAGCCATGCGTTCGGAGCCATAGGCGCCAAGTCTTCAAGTTGCACGCCCTTGCGCGGGTCACGCGAAAGGGCATACAGTTGACCGCGGCCTTCCAGGGTAGAAGGCATCTGCTCGACCGTCTGAGCGGAAGCGGCAAGAATGTCGCCTGTGCTTGTCAGCAGCTTGAACACCGCTTTGTCGTCCGGGCCGGTCCAGGTCATGTCGTCAACTGGGCCTTTTGCCACATAGCCATTCCGGCTCACTGCCATCAGAAGTTTCATGTCAGCCCCTCAAGTATTCGATGACCGCGTTGTGCCCGATCATGTATTCGTTTTCCACGGCAAAGAATGCCGCGGCGTCGTAGGCAATGGAATGCCCAAGCGAAAGCCGATGCTGGTTTTCAGCTTTCATGCCCTCAATACGAGCCAGCGCTGATACACACTGGGCGTGAATGAAGGCTACACGAGCTTCAGGGCTCATCCGTTGTTTCCTTTCCCGTAGGTGCCCCAGATTTTGGGGAACGGCAACTGTGTGGACGTTACCACCAGCACCCCAGCTTCACGAAGGCTGTCACGACCTTCCAGCTGACTGCGATGCCAGGACGAAGTGGCGTCCGGCGAGGGCGAGACCACCCGCGAGATACCAGCTTGGATGATTGCCGAGCTGCACTGGGCACACGGACAAGTGGTGGCATACATGGTCCAGCCGACCAATGAACACGAGGCGTTGAGAATGGCGTTCAACTCTGCGTGCACAGTGTGGTAGTCCCGGTATTCCTTGCTTGCCAGGCGCTCCGGTGTGTCGTCAATGCCTCTTGGGAAGCCCGAGAACCCAAGAGACAGTTGCCTCATATCCGGGGAGACGACGCAGGCGCCGACCCCACGGTCAACGCCTGCTCCGAGCCCCTTGGTCCAGCTGCGGGCTTGATCGGCAAGGCCGAGAAACCGCAGGTCCCAATTGGTCAGATCGTCTGTCACTGGATGACCTCCGGCCGAGGATTGAAGTCCGGCACCGGCAGCCCGATCATAGCATCGCCGTAGGCCTGGACGAAGGCATCCGGGTCTTCCAGCAGCTCGTCGATCGGGCAATTCTGCAGATGGGGCGCGTCATAGACGGGCTCCTGCTGCAGAAGCTCCTTGGTCATGTCGTAGTGGGCTTCGTAAAGGTGCGGATGGGCCAGCGTGACGGTCATGGTGCCGAGCCGTGCCACGTCCGGCAGAGAAGCAGCCACGGTGTCCATCAGGATCGCATGCCCGGCGACGTCATACGGAAGCCCGACGAACACATCGGAGGACCGGATGAGAAGCGTCGAGTGCAGAGCGCCGTCGAGGATCGACAGAGTGAAGCCGACCGGGCAAGGAACGTTCTTCTGCCCGAAAGCCCCAAGGCCATCGTAGCCCGGGTCCCAGTTGGAGATGTAGATGCGCCGGTCACTCGGGTTCACTTGAAGCGCCGTGATGGCCTGCTTCATTTGGTCGCGGCCGAACTGATGCCGCCAGCGATAGCCATAGGCAGCGTCAATGGTCACACCGTCGTCTTCCACAAACTTGTCCCAGATGGGTGCATACTTGCGGAGCCACGAGACGTCTTTGGAGCCCTGGAAAAACCATGCCACTTCGGCCGCGGCGGTCTTCAGATGGAGCTTGCGATAGCCCGGCACCGGCACACGGTCGTCGGACAGGTCAAGCTTGAAGGACGTTGCGCCCTTCAGCGCCCGGATTTCAGAGCCAGTGCGCTTGTTGACCTCGGTGACGACGTGTTCAGGGTCGCCGGTCCAGAGGGTTTCGAGCAGGTCAGCATAGACGTCCGGGAACTTGAACGTCGGCTGGAGAACAGAAGCCATGAAGCTGGTCATAGATAATCCTCAGGATTTGCGGTCAAAGCCGAGAGCGGCCATGAGCGAGTGGACGTTGGTGGCCAGCTCTTCCAGCGTGCCGTTGTTGTCGATCACGAACTGAGCCATCCAAGGCTCAACCGTGCAGGAGGCCGGGCTCTCCGGTTCCTTCCGTTCAGAGGCGTCGACCCAGACCACCACGTCGGCAAGGCCGGCATTGTAGACAGCGTGGAATTCCCGCGAGTTGCGGATGCCCACATAGATGTCGTTTTCCTTGAAAATCTCGCGGGCCAGCCGAGCCTTGTCGGGCCAGCAATACGCGGCAATCAGGGAATACCAGACATGGCGGAAGTTGCCACGGTCCTTGAAGCAGTCGTCCGCGTTGGCATAGAGCGGCTGCATCATCACAAGCTCTTCCATGAGCTTGTCAACCGACATGCCCGGTTCACCAGCGGCCACATGATGGCCATAGGCTTTCTCGTGATCCATGACCATCGGCCACACGACGCGCTCGGCGCAGAACTGGCTGCTCGACACGAAGGACAGGCCATAGTGGTCCCGAAGGATTTCAGCCACCGTGTCTTTGCCGTGCCGAGCATGTCCGAGAATGAGCACCTTCGGCCGAACGCCGAGGCCCGACAGCGCCTCGGCGGTCGCTTCTTCAGCCAAGGCCAGAGCGTTCGCCTTCTGCTGCTCGAAGAGCTTCTGCACATCGATGGTCGTGATGGCCAGGAACTTCTCAATGTCAGGGGCCGTCCAGCCTTCGGGCTTCACGGCATCATAACCCAAGCTGTTCGGCCGCTTGGACAGCGTGCCACGGCGTTTGGCCATGTTGCGAGCATGGACTTCTTCGAAGGCCGGGCCGGGCACGATGCCCATTTCCACGAGACGGCCAAGGGCGAAGTAGGTCAAGTCGACCAATGCATCCGCCTCGTCGGCAAGGTTTTCCGCCGTGATGAATTCATGGATTTCCTCGGACAGAGCCGTGGCCGCCCATTCCTTGCGAGCTTCCTGCAGACGCGTCGGCTGCTCCGGAATGGGCAAGCCGATCAGGTCTTCGTTGAAGCGGTGCACCGCGGCAAGGTATCCCGCCGGGAACGACCCTGTCATGGCACAATGAAGGGCGGCATCAAGCTGAGCGCCCGTGATTTCAGCAGCATTGTTCGTCATGAAGTCCTCTCTATGCTTTCGCTGCATTCAGCTTATCACGCTGTCTCAGCCAGTGTAACCTAGCTTTCGCCTAGTAAAAGCTGCGCAGAGCCGGGCATTCTTCCGTCAGGTCGACCGTCACGCCTCTCAGAGCCAAAGCCCAGCCCTTCTTGTAAGGCGTATCATACTGGTAGCAGCTCAGGTCAAGGATCAGGTTCCGATCGTAGAACAGAAAGTCCGGACGGGTGTTCAGCGCTGCCAGAGCTTGCCGTTCCCAGATGAGCCGATCCAGAGCTTCTCGACGCGAGCCATCCCGCAGCATAGGCTGAACTTGAACCAGTGCAGAGGCATTGGCGCGAAGGGTCATAGGGCCTTCAGGCTCTTGGCCATATGTGCGGAGTTGCCGCTGTGGCACGTCCAGAAGGCCGGGCACTTCAGCATAGACAGTTGGTGGAATGCAGTCAGCCTCAAAGGACAGACCGGCTTTGGCCGGGCCATCCACGTTCATCGGTTTGATGGGCTCGTAGACCGAGATGAAGTGAGCTTGCTTGGCGGCAACCCACACAGAGAATGTTTGAAGTTCGGACATGGTTGGGCGCTCCTTAGGCGAGTGGGTCGAGGTCTTCAAGCGGATCGACTTCCGCCGGAGCAGTGCCCCAGCCAGTCGGAACCAAGAGCTTGCCGCGAGACTTGTCGGGAGAGAGCTCATAGCCAAATCCATGCTTGGTGTGAAGGTCGTGAAGATGCGAGCGGACAGAGGACACCGAGCAATCCAGAGCCTCCGCAACTTCCGCCAGAGGCCTTTCGGCGAGAAGCATGAGAGCTACCTCACGCCGCTTACCTTTCGCCGGCAGATCGGTCACTTCGGGGAGACACGGCTTGCCCGACTTGGTGGTTGCCACGACTTCCGCAGCTTGAGCCTCATCGATGAAAGGATCGGTGCACCCAGGCGGAAGCATGATGGTCGCCACGTCTCCGGTCAGCACGTATCCAAGGCCATGATCCTTGTTGAGGCCATGGAGGTGGGTCAAAACCCCCGACCGGCTCATGTCAAACTTGGCCATTGCTTCGCGAATGGACTTCTGACCTTCTTCCATGAAGAAGAGAGCCACTTCACCACGGCGGGAAGACTTCATCACCGGCCGATAGAGCTTTTCGCCCACAGGTTTGCCATGGCGATTGGGAACATTGTCCTCGTCATATTCCAGCTGCTCAGCCGCCGGAGAGATGTGGGTGGGAACCGTAAGGCCAAGGCGGTTGAGCACCAGCGCAGCCACGTCATAGTCGCGTTGGAACCCAAACTTCACGTAGTCGGCCCAGTTGCGATGGATGATTTCCCCAAGCTTCTTGATGAGCTTGGGGGTAAGCTCTTCAGGCTGCACTTGAGTGATTTCGCGGGCCAAAGGCGAGATTTGGTAGGCCGTCATGGTGTAGGGGCAGAACAGCGTCAAGCGCTTGGACGGCTTCTTGCTGCCGGTCTCATCGGGGCGGATGATAAAGACCGACGACCATCCGCAACTCGGCGGGTCCGTCACTTCGTAGCGCCCGACGGAGTCTTGGGCCCGGCCTTTGCTGACGGGCATATAGTAGGCACGCTGGAAGGAGATGCCGTTGATTTCGATCATGGACATGGTAAGCTCCGGGTGTTCGTCTCTTCTATTACAGAATAGCACGTAAACGACAGAGATGAAACCATTAAAGGAAAAGCCCTGGAGCTTTTGCTCCAGGGCTTCCTTGCACCAGCACCGTCTGAAGGATCAGGCGGTCGGGTCGGACGCCGGCGCCTTGCCGTCCTTGGCGATCGCTTCGGCCTTGGCCTTTTCGGCCTTCGCCTGTTCGCGCGCCGAGGGCACCGGCTTGCCGTCGAAGCCGTTCACGCCGTCGGTGCGGAGCTTGTTGCGATACCAGTTGATCGACGCCATCGTGGTCTCGGCATCCGGGAATTCCTTCCGGACGGCCGCCAGGGCTTCCTGGTTGGTGGCGCCCTTCTTGATCGCTTCCATGGCCACGGTGCCGATGCCGCGCTTGGGCTCTTTCGGCTTGTCGTCCTTGGCGGGCTTCGCGTCGGCCTTGGCATCGGCGGGCTTCGCGTCGGCCGGCTTGGCCTGGGTCGAAGCCGCGGGGGTCGCGGGCTTGGCGGCCGCGGCGCCCGAACCAGCAGCGTCGGCGGGGGCGAAGGCGATCATTGGCAGGTAACCCAGCAGGGACAGGGTCAGAAGGGATTTCATTGCAGTTGCTCCTCAGGTTTGGTGACACATCATTGCGTCGCTTCGATGATTTGAACATAGAGCAGTGTCATAGACTTGTAAGCCAGCTTAACTGCTCCGGTTCAACCAGTCTTTCAACTGCTGGCTTGCCGACTGGGGAACAAGCCGATCAGTCAGATGGGGTGGAAAATCCCCGGTGACCGGTTCCTTCAATTACATCACCTCCCTTCTCTCAGTTTGAGGCCTCGCAAAAGCAGGTCGCGAAGGCCAGTGCCACTAATCCAGTCACCAACCCGAACCTTGCCTTCGGCGCTGGCAACTATGTCGTCATGAACGGTGCCAGGGGTAGCCAGTGTAATGATCGAGACTGACCGCCCACCCATAACTGTGCCCCGCTCATTTGCCTGATTGCGAATGATGGCATCATAGGTAGAAGAATACCAGATGATGGCATCACACGGCAGTTCAAGTCCTCGCCCACCGGCTTGTGGCTGACCCACTAGGCCAACTGTCTCCGGGTCTTTGTTGAATTGGTCGACAATATCTGCCCGCTCACCCTGAGGCACGCCTCCGTGGTATTCCACGATCTTGTGCCCAGCTTCACGAAGTGCTTTGGACACCCGTCGAATGTCCTCACGGAACCGGCACCATACAATGAACTTCCCAGGCAGAGTGCCCTCGGCTTGACGCAGGAGCTCTTGAAGCAAAGGCGGGTTATCCTCAATGCTCACGACGTCACCATAGTCGTCTATGATGAACCCGGATACAATCTGATGGAGCTTGATAGACCGTTTTCCACCCTCGGCGGCATCGACGATTTCACCGTCTTCCAGCTCAAGCAGATATTGCTCCACCAGCTTGACATAGGCTTCGCGTTGCGCCTCCGACATTTCCACATCAACAGTGATGGGCAGCAGGTCCGGCATGTCGTCACAGTCCTCGCGGAGCACCACCGAAGACCATTCTGCAATCCGTTCACGCAGCTCCTCAAGATTGGTATACCGATCGAGGGCTTGGTAATACTTGTTGGTTTTCCAGTTTTTTACTTGCTTGAAAACGGCATACCGCTTTTTGAAGTCCCCGTAGTTATCAAAGCCAAGTGCTCCCGGCTCAAGAAGGCTAAACTGGGAATAGGCATGCAAGGGGCTATTCATGAGAGCCGTGCCGTCAAGGATGCGCTTGTAGGGCATAAGCTTGAACAGCGAGAACGCCAAGCTTGAACGCTTAGAGCCAGCAGAACGAAAATCCACGCTTTCATCTGCCACAGCCAGCACTTCGCCGTGGCAGGAGCTTATGAAGTCCCGAATGGCTTGCTGGACTGAGGGCATGATAAGGCTCTCCGAATTCACGGTGAACCATTTCAGATCAGAATTGGAGTTGAAAAGCTGAGCCAGTCGCGACGACCAATCTGGATCAGTCCGGGCCTGCATGGAACTCCAGGCCATGGCAGACGTAGACATGAAGGGCCAGGTGTGGAAGCCAATCTGTTTGCGGACCCAGTTCATGTGCACGCCGTTTGGCGCCAATACTAGAACTCCGCGAATGCGCAAGCCATCCCGCAGGGCGCAAGCACTGTCCACAACCACCCGGCTCTTGCCGGTGCGCATGCCCCACAGCAATGCCCGGGCTTTGTCCTCGGCATGCTTGTTCAGCTCGTTTAGCTGGTGCTGCCAACGAGGCTTGGTAGGATCGACTGTTGGCCAGTTATCCGTCACTTACGATACCGCTTGCCTTTCCACCCTTCTGCCGCGACCGGACAGCCTTCGGCCCAATCGGGCGTCTCTGCCATCAGCGCTTCAAATTCCTTCACGTCACCAGTGCCCGCATCACATTCTGCGATGAGTTCGTCGTGCACGGAAAGCAGAATATCATAGTCGGGGTGCTGATCGACCCTATACATTGCCGCCGCCATAAGATCGCGGGCAGTAGCCTGAGTGATGTTTTCCACCAGCTCGCCACCATAGGTGGCTTTGCGGGTCCACTGCCTTGTCTTGCTGTCTTCCAGCCAGAAGGACATGACCTTGTTCTCATGAACCGCCGGTCGGCCATTTGGCACCATGGTCTTGTCTGCCAGTTTGGCCACGCGAGCCGCGGCCGATCGGGCCACTGCTTCGGACACGCCCGGGTCAACGGTAGCCAAGGCCCAAGACTTTTCGCCGTCACTGTTGCGGATTGCCGGGAAGCGCCACGACACCCGCGTCTTGATCTGAGGCCGGAAGTAGCTGAGCAGGCGCCCTGAGGGCAACCGGATATGTAGGAACTGGCCCCACATAAAACACGACACGCGCCGGCACTTGATTTCCGGGCCACGAGACATGGTTGCCGGGTCATAGGCTTCCACCGCCTGAATGACGGCTTGGTTCAGCTCATCCCAGAAGGACACGATATTGGGGAACTTGTCCTTGCGGTAAATCTTCACAACCTTTTCGAGGAAGTCAAGACGCAGGTGAGCCAGCTCGGGATACTTGTGACAGGTATCCATGAACTTCTCAGCGCCCATCTGGTAGCCTAGGCCGAGAACGGCCTGCTTGCCCACTTGGCGCTCAAAGGGGTGTTCTTTCTTGTTGCAGGGATACCCAAAGATAGCGGTGGCCATCTCAAGGTAGATGTCTTCGCCCCGGTAGAAGACGCCCAGAGCTTCTTCGTCTTCTGCCAGCCACATCAGCACCCGAGCCTCAATGGCCGCAAAGTCAGCGACCATCAGGTCTTTGCCGGGCGAGGCAGTCATGGCGCCTCGAGTAGCTTTGGACAGGACTTCCATAACCGAGCCCCAAAGCAGGCGCAGGGCCTCGGGGTCGTCCATCATGATGTCTTGCCAAGCTTCCTCCATTTCCTTGGAGAAGCCGCGAATGAAGTTGTGGGGCTGAACGCCTTTGCCGGACCAGCGACCTGTGCGACTTGCTCCGCAATAAAGCATCATGTCCCGCAGGCGGTTGCCCGACGAGACTTGGAGGATCATCTGCTGATACTTGGCAAGGGAAGAACGGTTCACGTCCCTGGCAATGGCCAAGACTTGACGGACATGTGGTGGAAGCTCGATATTGATGGTCGTTGCGTCTTCTGCCGCGTCCTCGGTGCCACCGGTATCGTCATCACTATCGTCGGCTTCCTCGTCGTCACCGCCTCCCCCCAGGAGCGCGTCGAGTGTCTCTTTGCGAGTATTCTCGAGCGGCACGCCTTGGCTGTTTACCCATTCGACGAGCTTCTTCCGGCTGGAGCCTTTTGGCACATACCCGCCAGTCATATCCTTGAGAATGCCGTTCAGCCGATCCCGCTCTTCGGTGGCCATGTTCACGGCGATGAGAACCGCGGACATGTCACAGTAGATGCCGCGGGCATTCATCCGCTGATCCATCTGCCAGTAGGCAAGTTCTTCAGGGCCAAGATCACGCAGGACTTTGGACAGCCCTTCTTCAGCTCGCACGTCTTGCTGGCAGTAAGACCAGTTCCGCCGAATGTCTTCCTCGCTCTCGGGGAAGTCCCAGTAGGTATCAGGATTGATCCCTTCAGCGATAAGGCGCTTGCGCTCCGCGACCCGAAGCTTGCGAGGCTTGGTAAGCCGCATCATGGCCGCAGAACCTTCCATGTCTTTCTGCTCTGCCAGCTTCAGCACTTTCACCACGTTCTCGAGGGCACGAGGCAGTGAGAAGGACGCAGCTTTGGCGGCAGTGCACCGCATGTTTTCCAGCTTGAGCTCCGGAAGGCCGGGGCACTCTTTGCGGAATACATGGTTCCAAATGCAGAATTCAAAGAAGGAGTTGTGGGCTTCGAAGATTTCACCAGCAGCCACACGATCAGCAAGCTCTTGCGGGAACGGGCTTTGCTCAATGCCAAAGGCCGGATGCGCTCGGTGCCAGACATGGACTTCCTCGAGCGGATCATCGTCATATGACCAGCAGAAGCACAGGATTTGCGTGGACGGGTGTTCGGAATACGCCCAAGCACCTGCCTTGATCGGACAGGCCGACCGTGTTTCGAAGTCGCCAGTAATCATGTGCCCTCTCGCTGTAATAAGGTGGCCGGAGCGCCCCATGTCCAAAGCGCCCCGGCCGAGCTCACGCGCAATGCGCCACAACCATCATAGCCAACCCAGCTAGGTCATAACGGCACGTGAACTTAGAAGGCCAGCCACCTAAGGCCCAGGGCAGCGTCACCTCGCTGCTGCTTTCCCCAACAATTAGGACCCAGCTAATGGCGGGCGGAGGGGCTGACCGTCTAAGTTCACTTGTTAAGCTTACCCCGAGCAACGCCCGGGGTAAACCGGCTTTCAGTGATACAAGCGCCAACCTGTGAGCTTGATCTTGGGATCGCGCTCATGGGCCGGAGCCGAGGCCAGAGTGCCTTCGGCAATGACCGGAACGCCATGCATGTGCGGCCATTTCGGGGCAAGCTGAGCAGCCACGTCACGCGGGATATACCCGACATGAACCCAGTCATACTTCGAGCTGGCACACCCCAGACCGGCACGACCGCGAGCGACCAACACAGCCAAGGCATTCTTGTCATGCGGATTGGCAGGCTCGCGGATTACCAGGACCCGGTTGTTGGCGTTCTTGTTCCGCAGGGCAGATTGTGCCTCGGCTCCACGGTAGCTGTTGCCCACGATCTTCAGCGGGGCATCGCGGAACAGAGACACAGTGCCATTACCCGTCAGGAACTCACCAAGCTCATGATAGGTCGGCCCGTCAGCGCCACGCGGGGTCAGCTGGCCAAGAGCGGTGAAGGGCATGTCAGTCAGGGCGCAGTGACCCCGCATGATATGCTCCAGCCAGTCTTGTTCGGACAGCTGAGCCATGACCCGCTTTTCCAGCTTGGCATAGTCGAGATTTGCCAAGCCTTCAACGCCCATGCCATAGTTCTCGACATGACGTCGGGCCTTCTCATTTCCATACGGCAGCGACAGAGCGGCGGGCTGAGTAACCCGCCGTCCAGTCGAGGTCGTTACCGGTTCGTGAAAGGGCCGCCGTCGCCCATCAGTGCCATCATGACGAGCGGGTTCATCTGCGCACCGCCCAGAAGGCTGCCGTTGCCGAGCATGGACAGCATCATGATGGACTTCATGTCCGTCTGACCGCCGCCGGTGCCGGAACCGCCGAGAAGCATCAGCGGCAGCAGAGCCGAAAGGCCGTCGGTCCCGGAAGCCAGGCCCCCTTCGCCCCCGCCGAAGGACAACGGCGAGCGGACGACGGTGATGCCATTCTTGATGCCCAGCATCGACACGTTCTTCGGCCGGAACCGGGTTACGTGGCCTTGCAGGCTGATCGCGGTGATGGATTTCTTGCCCAGCGGCACTTCGGTTTCATGGCCTTCGCCATCCGTCGCCGTGCGTTGGCTCGTCGCTTCGAGAACCCAGCCGGTGGCCTTGCCGCCCGACACGATCACATCACCATTCTTGACCTGTTCGATCGGAACCAGCTGGCTGAACGCCGGAAGCTCCATCGAGAAACCGTCGAACGGGTTCATCTCGATCGTGCCATCCTCGCCGAGGGTGTAGATACCATCGGCGGCCTTGATGCCGGTCTTGTTGGTCGACAGGTCCCAGACCACGGTGTCGATCGGCTTAAAGACTTGTTCCATCAGCTTCGACATGGTGCCTTGCAGTTTCATCTCATTTCTCCTTGGACATGTTCTGTGGAGCGTCATGCTCTTCACTCTTTCAATATGAACCGAAGAGCAGAGAACTAAAACCCTAGAAGAGCTACGTTCGAACCATCAAGAACTTGTGGGCCAACGGCAGAAGCATCCGCATCACGACTTTGGCCGAACGCGACGACCATCCCATTTTCTTCTCGAGTTGCTCCATTCCATAGTCCTCATAGAGGAAGTAGAACAGGGCCATGTAGGCCTCGTCACCCAAGAAGCTGCGCAGGGTCTGGAACCGGGCCGTGTATTCATTGGTCTCCGGAGGCTGAGCCGGATTTTCCAGCATAGCCACGAAGCCAGCCCGCATTTCCAGAGCAATGCCCCTGAACTCATCAAGGAAGCGGAATTTGGCCCCGGCAGCCCGATGGTGCTTTCCGAACCGATCTTCATAGGAATGCTGGCCGACCGAAGCCTGTTGCCATGCACGAGTGATGGCCATTTCGGCTTCGCGGTTAGTTTCGCGAGGCTTGAACCACGGAGGCACTGGCAAGTTGATCACGTGCTCTGCTTTCCCATTTCCAAGCTTCATAATATACCCCGCTGGCGCTGCTTGGATCAGAATGGACTTCAATACCCAGCTTGCTCCCAGGTCGAGCCCCTCTGTCGTGTTATTGGCCCAGGCTGCCACCCAGTTTTCCAGGAGGAAGTCCGCGTATGGATGGTCCCGCAAGTTTTCCATCCGTCTAACCTGCCGCAAGACCGTGGAAGGATAGACTTTCATTTCCCTAGCAACTTGCCGCAGAGACTTACCCGCGCCAACGTGCTCCAGATAGCTAACTAGGGCTTGAGGCGCGGATACAAGTTGGCCCAGCAGGAAGGCGAAGTCCTGCTGGGCCGTTCCCCTGGGCAGGGGCGAGGGGGCAGGCGGGCTGCCCAGAGGTGTCACGCCGTCGGATCGTCCTTCGGGGCGATGTCGGAACCGGACCAGACCGTATCCGCATCATCGTCGAAGTCTTCTTCCGCGGCCACGCGACCGGTGAAGTTCTCGTCGTCGCCGAGCTTCTGCAGGTTGTGCAGACCGAACGCCACGCCCTTGCCCACGTTGTCGTAGGGGTAGGCCGTGATCGTGGCACGCGCCCAGCAGCCGGGATAGAAGTCTTCCTCGGTCAGGATGGGCTGCTTGTTGCGATCGACGATGCCGGGACGCTGCTTGGACGAGAAGGTGGCGAACATGCAGCCAGGGACATTGTAGCCCTCGAGATGTTCTTTTTCCGCGCCACTGCGGATGGGCTTCTTGAAGTTCGCCGGAAGGTCCTTGACGGCCTTCTTGAACTTGTCCTTGGAAGCCGCGTCGGCGATGGCCTGCATCGAAGCCCAGGCCTTCTTGTCGGCGTCCGTGAACTTGTCGGGGTAGAAGAGCCCCACGACGGAGTATTTCGGGTCCCCACCCTGATAGGACGACGGTTCGAAAACCGCGGGGAACGAAACACGGAAGGGCGGTGTCACCACCTTAAGACGTTCAGCCATCGAATTGTCTCCTTGACACTTGTATCCCACATCGGGATGGCTGTTATGTTGGTGAGAGCCTTAGTCAGTCCTCGTGCTCTCAGGTTCCGCCCGGAGGCTTATGAAACCCAGTCTTTCTAAGATTAACCTGCTGGACGAACCTCACAGGTCTTGCTTGTGCTGCAGACTTCAATCAGGTTACCCCGACCGAACTGTATGGGAAACCGGCGTATTACTTCCGGTCTCCCGATGATGGTTTACGATAGACGCTGTTCACGATCTGCTCTTGCGCAGCTTGCTGGAGGAACGCATCCGCGGCCACCAGACAGGCTGAACGCATGGTCAGCGGATCGGTGTCCGGAGCCACCTTTTCCGCTGCTTGGGTAATCTGAACAGCAAGCGCCGAGATGTTGCTCGCCGAAACCATGTTTCACTCGTCCCCCGGCAGATCGTCGAAGTCCGATGCGGCCACGGTGCTCAGGTCAACAGCCTCACGCGGATCGCTTTCCCGGGCAACTGTCAGGCCGCCCTCAGGTTTCCGCGAGATGGTGCTCACATGCTTTTTCGCCGCGGCTCCAAGCTTCTCCATCTGAGCAGGAGACTTGAGCTTTGCCGGCTGGAAGCAGTCGGTCTTGTTGATGCCGGCCTTCTTCATCTCCTTCACGACTTCGTCGTCTTCAAGGACCACCAGCCGGGTTTCTTCAACGCCAGTCAGCTCATCAACCTCCTTGACTTCCTTCATGAACTTCCTGTTGGCACGCTTGCGCACCAGCTTGAAGCCCGCCACCGGACGTCCCGCCATCAGCTCTTCCTGGATTGCCGTGTCCACAGCCTTCACGAAGCCGTCAAGCAGTGGCGCCCATTCAGCAAGCCGCGCCAAGTCGCGGATTTTGGTCGGCACCGGCAGAGCGCCTTCCGGCGGAAGGTCATCAAAGTCCATGCCGGCTTCTTCCTGGATTTTCTCCATGATAGCCGGACATTCCTGCAGAGTGCCGTTGGTGTCCGTGTAGACCTTGGCCGAGCAGAACTGGCACCACTCACCGGCACGGAATTCAGCATTGGAACGCTGCGTTTCCTCAGCCGCGGCCTTCAGCTCCACGGCGAATTCCTCGAGCTCCGCGCGGGTATACTTGATTGTGCGGATGGGCCCGTCTTCGTGTTCCTTCCGGGGCTGCACGATTGTCATGCGCACCCCTTCGCAATCAGGGAACATGTGGAGAAGCCCGGTGCCGTAAATCTTCAGCTGGGAATTGTCATAGACTTCCACTGCCACGCCACGCCCGTGCTTGTAGTCGACCAATTCAGCCCAGCCGAAAGCTTCCACGCCGATATAGTCACCGGTCCCGCCGAGCAGCGGATGGAGCCACGTCATGTCGATCCATTGCTCGGAGAACTCCTCGCGCCCAAGCGGATCAAGCCGCGCCCTGGCGGCTTCGACGGCGGCGACATAGTATTCCACGGCGTCGATCATATCATGGTCAACGGTGAAGGAAGCATCCACCTTCAAGTCCGTGATAACGTCGCCATCATGATCCACGATCGGGCTGGTGGCATTTGCCAAGTCCTCGCGGAAGTAGGCGTCGCCCTTGATGATGTCGATCACATAGCCGTGGTAGTCCCGCGGGTGAATGCCCTTTGAGGAATACATCTCACACAGAAGGTGAGCAGCCGTGCCCTCCATCGCAAAGATGGAGGATTTGCGTTTGCCGGGAACCCGAGCTTCTGCTGCTACAGAGCCGGGGCACGACATCCAACGCTTCGACCCTGAGGCCGAAAGCTTGGCGTGTTGAGCCATAGTCTTCTCCTTGTTACGTCGTTTCCGACATTTCTGCTGCCAGAGCTTTCTTCGCCTTCTCGGACAGCTCCCCATAATACTCGTTGGCAAGCCGCGAATGCAGCGCCAAGAGCTTGGCCCCTGCCCGATCATAGATCACGACAGTTTGCCCAGCTTGCACCTTGTCTTCCACCAGGAATTCAAGACGCCCGATGCGGAAGTGATCCGCCTGCTTCAGGTCTTCCTGAGCCTGAAACGAGCCGAGGCACCGGATCGGTCCCTTGAGCGGCGCATGAGCCTTGTATTCTTCTCCGATAACCCAAGCCATTCTAGCTCTCCCATCCTCTGCACTTCGGGCAGGTTTCGAAGTCCAGAATACCATGTTCACAAGGCGTTGTCATCCCTCGAACGAACGACTTCCGCTGCTCCTCAAGCATCTGTTGGCGCTGTTCAGGCGTCATGGCTTGATAGGCCGCAAGGGCCCGCTTGATGAGCTTGTCAAGCTTCCGCTGCGATTGCCGGCTCTTGGCCTTTTGCATGAGCCGGGTTTTCCTGTTGTGCCCTTCAGGCTGCAACAGGGGCGACGGTTCCCGGTAAGCCGGCATTTCGCGCTTTTCCATCAATCCCTCCTAATGCCGAGATACACGGGGAAACGGGGCTTGTCCTTTGCGCCACTCGGCTGGTGCTTGAACTTCACCAGGGCACCAAGAAGGGTGTCACGGTTGGCCCAGAGGTAGTCCCGCTGAGCCGCGTCAAACCCCGTGCCAATGCCAAAGTCTTCCTCGTAGGCAGGGTGCTTGACACGAAGAGCCCCGAGGGTATTCCCGGGACGCATGTTGGCAGAGACATTCGACCGCTCAGCATAGCCAAGGTTGTTGGTAGTCTGCTCATTGTCGTTGTGCATCAGCTCTTCAAAGCCAACGATGGTGCCTTCGGTATCTTCGAACCGCTTGACCTTGCCGAGCAGACCTTCACGGGCTGTCGATCGCCCATGCTTGTAATGCCCTCGGGGGTCTCGCACCATGACGCCTTCATAGCCAAGGGCAACATGCTCGGCCTCGTAGGCAAGCAGGTCGTCAGGGTGCTCGATCATCTTGTGAGGCACCAGCCGTGCGCGCCAGCACGCCTCAGCCTTGATCTGCTCCTCGGCTTTCCGCAGGCGTTCTTCGAAGTAGAGCTGTTCCAGCTTCCAGAAGTCGAACACCCAGTAGGTGAAGTCCGGCTCTCCGTCGTGAGACATGATGCCGGACGTGGACCTGTTGAAGGCCGACGGGTCCGTGGGATCGCCGACCATCAGCTCGCCGTCGAAGGGCGGGTAGAAGAACAGCTGGCCATGGATGAACCGGTTCGGGATAGGCTTCAGCGACCGCGAAACCGGGCCATCGTTGACGGTGCAGACACACCGAATGCCATCGAGCTTCGGAGAGGCCAGCAGCGGAAACTGCAAGCCCCTCGGGGTGTCGACGGTGTAGGCAAGCATGGGTTTCATTACCAGCCCTCGCCTTCTTGATGGTGGGTGTAGCGGCGTTTCTTCTTGATGGCTTGCCGCACTGCCTCGCCCTCGACCGTCACGTCCTTGAGGTCTTCCATGACGCCGGCAATGGCGTAGAAGTCCGCGATTTCGTTTTCCAGCATATGCCGGTTGGTGGGCCCGTTCATGTTGTCCGGGTGCTTGCTCTCATAGCCGTGCCGCAGGATTTTGCCGACGATCTGAACGACCTCGGCGGCTTCTTCAGCAAGCATGGCAAGGCGTTCATGCTCGGCGGGCGTCAGGCCATTGAATTGGGGCGCGGTCATAGCGGGTTCCTCAGCATGTGAAGCTCGCCCAGTGCCGCCACCAGACACTTGGTCTGATAGATGGCATCGTCGAGGGCTTTGTGTTGGGTGCCGTGGTTCTGGACTTTGTCACGATTGAAGTCCAGCACATAGGTTACGGTGCGACAGTCGCGGGCCAGCCAGAACTGTTCAGCCCACGGAACTTCACGCCCAGTCTCACGCGTGGCGTAGGCCCAGATCGGGAAGTCGAAGTCTTGCCCTTGAGCCCAGACACCTTTTATCGGCCCGGCCTTGCGTTCCATGTCGCCATACCAGAAGCGGAACTGGTCGACGACTTCTTCCAGCACTTTGGCCTTGAGCTGGCGTTCCTCAGTGAAGATGGCCCGGGCGGCCTCGGACTGGCGGCTCCACCACTCCATGGTGCCTTTCTCCTGGTGGAGGGTAAAGCGCTCCATGCTGTCCACGATCTTAATTTCTTCGTAGAACATGCCATGGATGGCGCCTTGCCGGGAAAACCCGACGGCGCCAATGCTGAGAACCACACAGCCCGGTCGGGTGCCGCAGGTCTCCAGGTCGATCATGATGTCCATCATTTCGGTTCAAATCCTCGCTGGCTGTGATCGTGATGGTTGGGCACACCTGCATTCAGGTTGCCAGCAGACACGGCCCTCAGCTTCATCAGCTCCCGGTGATAATAGCGTTGGGCTTCTTCCATCACGCCAATGGCTTCTGCGGCCTCGAAGTGATGGCTGATGGCCAGGGTAACCCACTGGCCATCACTCTGGACTTGCTTGACGTGGTAGACGCCGACAGACACCGCCACGACCTTGAAGAGGCCGGTCATGCCCGTGGACACATCATAAGGAAAAGCCGGGGTATCAGTCATGATCGGGATACCGTTACCGTTTCCGGTCCTTCTCATACCAGGCGTCAAGAGCGTCCACAAAAGCGTGCATGGCGTTGAGAACGCCACCAATATCGCCTTCGCCGGTCTCGCGGCTCAGAATACGCCGGGCTTCCTCTTTTACCTGCTCGGCCGTGGGCGCTGCCTCAAAGAGGGTGGCCGCGATCTTCAGGTGGTGGATGAGTTGCTCCACTGCTTCGTCCGGATGGACTTCAAGACTTACGGACACTAGCCCGTTGGACATGACGATCTCCTATGATGGGTGGCTCGCCGTCAAAGTCCTCTTCCAGGGCAGTGCGTCCAATGTATTGGTCGCTGACCGCTATAACCCGTTCAAGTATTTCGGCGCTCCACATCTTTGACATGTGGGTGGAGTGCGGGGGCATCTGCAAAGACTTGGCAAGCCACTTGTAGGCCTGCTTTCGCGACATATGCCCCCGCTTCCAGATACGGTCAAAGGACTTGTGGGCTTTATCCCGTAGCTCCTTGACCTCGCGAAGCGTCAGCCCTGAAGGCGTTTCGCCATCTTGAGCCACGCCTCGGCCAGTTCCTCCTTCGGGACCTCACCGACCGCCTTGTAGCCCTTCCCGACCTCGGCGAGGACCTCGAAAACCGCGGCCTTGCCTTCCTTGTCCATCAGCTCGCGGGCCTTGCCGCGCAGGACGTCGGTCGTCAGGTCTTTCGGGGCCACGAGCTCTTCAGCATCGCCGTTACCGTCGCCGAGGGGATCGTCTCCGAGGGGGTCTCCTTCGGCTTCGCCGGCTTCCTGCGCTTCTTCAGCGGCTTGCTCTTCGGCCGCGGGTTCTTCAGCAGCTTCGGGCTCGGGATCAGCGGCGGTGGTGTCTTCATCCTGGGCCTCGACGGTGTTGACGACGGTCACCACGGGTTCACCCCCGGTGACTTCAAAAAGCGGCATGGGACGACCCAGGATTTCCAGGATCGCTTCCAGTGCCACCGCTTGACGCTCGGACGCCGTCGCCAGTCGTTCGAGGTTCTGTTCGATGGTGTTCATGTGGGAGATGCTCCTCTCAGTTGCGCTTGAACATTTACAGCATATCGCCACTTGGTTCAATGAGAAACCTACACTCTAGGAATTGGTAGCCAGCAAAGTCTTACACGCGCGCACGCGGGATATGTGGTAAGACAGCGCCGGCTTAAGATACAGCTGGAGCATAAATGGTATCCTGGGCAATGCCTTAGCGATAATGTCGAAAGGCAGACTGAACTCAGGAGGGCGGCCTATGGAGCAATCCAAGGGCACTCTCGCTTTGTCCTATGCCAAAAAGGGTTGGTTCGTATTTCCGATCCGCAAGGGCACCACTGACAAACCGAGGGTAAAGTGGGGCACAGAAGCCACCACTGATGAAAAGACAATCCGCAATTGGTGGAAAGCCTGGCCGGATGATAATATCGGGGTTGCGTGCGGGCCTTCAGGGCTCTGCGTTATCGACCTGGATATGAAGAAGGGTAAGAACGGGCAGGCCTCTCTTGACCAACTGGAGCTTGACCATGGAGCTTTGCCTCAAACGTTGCGGGCTCGCACTCCTTCTGGCGGTTTCCATTTGTATTTTAAGGGACTGGCTCGCACGACAGTCGAGCAAGTCGGACCAGGAATTGACACTCGCTCTGCTGGCGGTGCAGGCGGATATGTGCTGGCGCCTGGTTCTGCCACTTCTGTAGGCGAATACGACTGGATTGAGGGTAGCCAAGTCCCGATCGCTCCGCTGCCTGAATGGGTGGCGCATGCGACAGGTCGACGGGATACCCGGGAGCATTCCAATGAGGCGGTGGTTGAACAGGACCAACCGCAGTATATTGAATGGGCTGTCAGCCATCTGAAGTTTGATGCCAAGCCGGCCATCGAGGGTCAGAAGGGCAATACGACAACCTTCTATCTTGCCTGTGTGCTCCGTGAGAAAGGCCTCTCGCCCGAGAAGGCCTGCAAGCTCATGCTTGAGCACTACAACCCGCGATGCATTCCGCCGTGGTCAGACGAAGAGATGGCCAAGATCGTCGAGAACGCCTTTGACTATGCCTCCGTTGTTCCCCCGGGTGGCGATACGCCCGAGCATGACTTTGGAGACCCTGACAAAGCGGACGATGAGGGTGAAGCAGGCCCGGCGCCTATTCAGGGCGAGCAGGAAGAACGCTATGCCGGCATCATGGATCAGTGGGTCTGGGTTGCCGGGCCCAAGTGGTTCGTCAGGCGCCGCGACCAACTGAAGTTGGATGAGAAGTCCTTCAACTCCATGTTCAACTATATGGTCGAAGGTGGCAAGGGCCAGTTGTCCCAAGAAATCTTCTCCGCCAAGCGCTCAATGCGGAAGTTCCATAGCTTCTGCTACGAGCCCGAGGAACCGGAGTTTGTGGGCGAGGACTACAACCTGTGGAGGCCGTCAGACGTGAAACCGGTGGCCGGTGACGTCTCGATGTTCCTTGACCACATGGACTTCCTGATCCCCGACCGCAAAGAGCATGACCTGACCCTTGACTTTATGGCATGGTGTGTTCAGCACCCCAAGCTGAAGCCCAACTTTGCTCTTGTCGTGAAAGGTTTCCAAGGCACGGGTAAATCCTTCATCGGTCAGGTGATGGAACAGATTTACGGTGCCCACAATACAGCCCGGCCCTCGAACGATCAGGTGCAGAGCCAGTATAACGACTGGGCTGCCAACTGCCGTCTGGTAGTGCTGGAAGAGCTCATGGCCAAAGGGCGGTTCGACACGATGAACGCCATGAAGACCATGATCGCGGACCCTCGCATTCCGATCAACGAGAAGTTCCATTCCATTTACTACCTGCGGAACGTGATGATCTTCATTGGGTTCACCAACTACGAAGACGCACTTCCACTGGAAGACGACGATCGCCGGTATCTGATTGTCAACTCTCCTGCACGGCCCAAGCCTGACGCTTACTATGAGGCGCTATTCAGCTGGCTGCAGGAAAAGGGCGGGGCTAGCTTCGTCCTCGACTGGCTGCTGAAGCGGGACGTGTCGCACTTCAATGGTCGTGGACGGGCTCCTGCTACAGGCTCGAAAGAGGATATGCGCCGAGCCTCTCTGGGCGACGTCGAAAGCCATCTGCTCTATCTGTGGGAAAGCAAACTGCCTCCGTTCCATGGCACGTTTGTGGCTGAGAAGGACATTGTTGATGCCCTGCCGCAGCACCTCACAAAGACTTCCCGTCACTTGACCACAGTGGCTCGCAAGTTCCTCAAGAACACCGTCCGTGCAGTGAACCAGGGTCAGCATCACACCTCTAAGGGACGGCTGTTCCTTTGGTCGCTGAACCAGCACAAAGCAAATGCGGCCCGCCCTGGAAAGATACGGGCCCTTGTCTACAACCGTGACATGACCGCGGAAGAGTGGGAGAAGGCCATCGAGAAGGTGGAAGGATCAGAGTTCCCCGACGACCTGCCGGAGCGCGAGCCTGATCTGCCCGACGAGCCTGCTACCAATATTGTCGAGATGCCTGAGGCCTGGAAAGCCGCGCGCAGCAAAGAAGCGCAGGCTGGCTGGGCCAAGACAAGCAAGGACAACAAAAGGGCGGAAAAGATAAGGAAGATCGCCGCTCTCCGAGTAGAGGAGGGCTATGATCCTCTTGCTTGAACCCTGAGCCCGTCAGTCTGCAAACCTCCAGCTCAGGTTTGGCCCCGGTGGTAGAAATACCCCGGGGCCTTCTTTATTCCACGCGCTCAATGCGATGGAAGTCTGTGTCCACAGTTTCACCGACCGCAAGAGTGAGCACACGGTCATTCCAGAACCACCGGTTATCCATCGTGGACCCAGGCAAGCCTCCGATCAGCCAGGATGGTGGGTTTTTCTCCGTGAACTCAAAAGGCTCACCATCCTGGCGCCAAAGCTTGATGGCTTGGAACCGCATCTTAGGCCCCGATCGCAAGAACGCCCGGGCCGCCGGACTTGGAGATGGGCCTGCCGAGGGAGACATTCGCACCGTCGACCAATCCTTTCCTGAAGCCGGCAGCATCCTTCACGTCCCGGCTCTTGGCCTTGGACACGCCCAGGATGATACCCTCTTCCACCAGGTAGTCGTTGACCCGGGCAGACTTCACTTCCACCAGGGCCGTGCCGCTCGGCGCCGCGGTCTGATGCGTGACCATCTCGTCAGCCAGAGCCCTCAACCGAAGGCCGACAGCGATCCCGAAACCGGTCACACGGTCGCTTCGCTGCCTGTCCGACACCGAACCGGCTGCAGACCTCTTGGAGGCAGCGATGAGATGGTTCAGAAGCCAGTAGGCCCATTCGACGTCGGACTGAAAGCCCATCATGGTCACGAGCTTCCGGTCGGAGCGCTTGCCGTTGGACGTCTGAAGCTTCCGGGTGAAGATGCGGGCGCCAGTCAGACGTTCCAGGTTGAAGGCGACGGCCTTGTAGAAGAGCCAATCGTGGCGGCCGATTTCGATGGCAGCCTTGCCCATGTTCGGGGCCGAGGCTTTGATGTCCTCCTCCGTCAAGCCATGCTTGGCCATCAGACGGACCGCCATCTTGCGGGCTTGTTCAGCCTCTTTCGGCGTGCGGCCGTCGTCTGCGAGAAGCGCCGCGATTGATGCCCGGGCCTTCTCGAGCTCAGGGTAGTTATTGGTCGTCATGGTTTTGTTCCTTTCTCGCTTAGTAGTGCCCGATCCGGTGATACTGGAAGTCGACCTGATGATCCA